GGCGAGCAACCCCTGTTGCGCCAGCGAGTCGAGCCCTTCGGCCTGCTTACCCCAGACGGTGATCCGCCACCAGGAGGTGAGTTCCTCGCCGCCCTTCTTGGTCGAGGTGGGGATGGAGAAGGTGAGCAGGTTCTGCCCGTTCGGCGTGAACCTGGTCTCCGGGTCGGCTGCGAGATAGCCAGCGATGATCGCCGTTGCCTTGTTGGCCATGAGGTCTCCTACGCCGCCACGCGATTGCGTGCGGTGATGCGCTTGGCGGTGCTGAGCATCGCCCCGTAGACATTGCGGTATTGCTGGACCTGGATAGCGTTGAGCTTGTGCCAGGGGGTCAGGTCGAGGCCGGGGTGGATGTGGTGCCGGAGGGTCTTGAGTGATCCCTCCGGGCTGACGACGTGTTTGGCACCGAGGTACCAGCAGTACCGGACTGTGGATGGCGCGGCGTCCCATGCCTGCTTGGCGCGGCTGGGGGATGCCTCGTATCCGGCGCGGGCGATCGTCCAGAGGTCAGCGTCGGTCATGCCTGCCCTCCGGTTTGCACCATGATCGCGCGGGCGATGCGTACCGCCTGTATTGCTCCGTGACCGGCGATGAGATCGGCCGCCACGGCATGTGCCCGCTGTTCGAGGGAGTCCGTCGATTCCGCGGGTCGCCGTGTTGGCGCTGACTTCTGCGCCGATATCGGGACATCTTCTCGGTTCTGGTGGTCTTCGAGGATCTCGCCGGTCTGCGGGTCCACCATGACGTACGGAAGGTCGGAGAGGGGCTCGTCGTCCGATGTTCGGGGGGTCGGATCGATCTCCTGCCCTGTCTGCCTCGTCGGCTTCCGCATCGCCTCCGCGATGCGCTGCGTCTCCTTATGAGAGAGCCGCTGCTTTACCTCTTGATGGGTAACCCGCTCCCCGGCCTCAACCTTTGCGACGAACTCGTCGCGGACTTCCTGAGGGGTGCTGTTGGATGCGAGGAGGATCAGAGCGGTGGGAGCGAAATCGGAAATTTTTTCCGATATGCCTCCGAATTTCTCGGCTACAGCGATGAAGTTTCGGGCAGTCCGATCCGTCCACCCAAACTCAGCATTGAGCCACGCTCCGAACAAGCCGTGGCCAAGCGCCTGCTTCACCCGGATGAGCTCCTGCCCCATCTCGATGATCTGCTCGCCGGTCTTGCGTTCGAGGGTGTGGAGGCGGTCAGTTGCCGCCTCCACGATGCTGCGCGTGTCGGGGGCAAGGTCGCTGTAGGCGAACCGGGTTTGCACGGCGATCATCGCTGTGCGCCCGGCGTGCGAGGCGCAACCCCTGCACGCTTCTGATAGCGCCGGACGCCTTCGAGCTGGTCCTCGAATCCGGTCAACCGATGGGAGGACATCTTGGTGTTGTAGCGATTGAAGAGTTCCCTCGCGATCCCTTCCTGGACGCGATAGCCCATCGAGGTTGCGATCTCGCGCCCCTTGGCGATCAGCTCTTCCTCCGATACCGCACCCATCTTGGCGGCGAGTCGCTTGATGTCAGCGCTGGGATACATCACCAAGAACTGTGTGACCCCGTTGATCGTGGGCTCCATCGGCGCATTCACCGATCCCCACGACGACGCGCACAGCACCAGCGCCCACTCCAAGAACTCCACGCCGTAGGTGTTGGCAATGCGATACAGTGCGCCAACCGCCTTGATTCGCCCGCTCCGTTCGGAGTCATCCTGCGGGGCGATGTGATACCCCGCTTTCCGGACCGCCGCGTCGATGGCGGCGGCCGTCGGGTCGTGGGCGAAGACCTCAGCATGGTGCGCTTGGCCAGGGGTAATCGAGGCGCGGGACCGCTGGCTTTCCGAGAAGAACTTGGCCTCTTCGGTCGATGTCCATCCCGAGATCACAACGCAGAGCACTTCTTGGTTCTCGCCCTCGCCCTGCATCCGTTTGATAGCCGACACGCGATGCTGCCCATCGACAACGTAGAGGTCGCCGTTCTCACGGAGCGCAACGGTGATGATGCCGAATGTGTCGGAGTTAAAGTTGCGCACGATCTCGTGTACGCGCTTGGTGCTGACCTTCCGCTGGTAGTCGTCAACCATCAGATCGTTGACGCCGATCCATTCGAGAATGGCCTCGCCGCTTGGCCGGAGAATCCGTGTCGTTGTGGGACGTGGAGCGGCCCGTCGAACCCGTTCGCGCAGCGATGGCATGACTGACCGTGTCGGCATGGGAATCGTGCTCATCAGTTCAGGAACCTTTCACTGCCGGAGGTTGGTGTGCCCGAGAGGCCGGGCAGTTCGGCGCTGGCCGGGGTGCTCGCGTCGAGCGCCGCCTCGACCTCATCCATCGTTGCCGGGGCGGTGTTGACGGGCCGATGCTCGACCTCGACAAGGTCGGAGGCAGCGGGCTTCCGGAGTCCGGCGAAGTACCGCTGCGCATCCGCAGGACGCTGCCGGATGTCCTTGGCGAGGTTACGCATGGCCTCCTCGGTCGCATTCTTCACGCTGCCGAACCGGCGATCCTCCGCCCAGTTATGCAGGTCGTCGTGGGAGATGCCGTACTCCGCCGCGGTGGCGTGCAAGAGCTTGCTGGCGCCGTCCCAATCGGCGGCCGGAGCGATGGCGGCTCTCGGCCGAATCTCTCCCGTCTCCCGATCCACGACCCGCGCCGTCGCCTCGACCGATGCCTGGTCCATCTCGTCGCCCGTGTACATCCCGGACAGCACCTTCGGAAACGCCTTCCGAAGCGCATGACTCTCGGCGACCTTCGCCAGCATCGTGCGCGGCATCTTGTTCCAGGTATGGTTGTCGCCCGTGTACTCCTCCCAGAAGACCTTGGCGGTGAAGGGGACGCGCTGGCCGTGCACCATCTTCCAGACCGTGACAGCGGCCCATTCCGGGACGGCCCGCCCGGTCCGGAGCGTGATCGTCGCCGGGCCGAAGACCGGCTCATCACTGCCGGCGTATGCGCCCGTGCTCTCAGCGATCGCACGGTACCCGTCGATCGTGGTCGTGATCTGCCACTGATTGCCGAATTTGATGAGGCTGATCTGTTTGGCAAGGGGATCGAGGCCGCGCACGCGGGCGATCTCGATCATGGCCCGGAAGAGGTCTTCCGGTGCCCCGTTCGCAACCTGACGCCGGATCAACTCCAGACGCCGGTCGGAGAACATGCCCTCATCCGCGTAATCCGTCACCGCGGACTGATCCACTAGTTGGATATCGTTCGGTCGTGCGGCCATCGTCGTCTCCATGACGAGGGCGAGCACCCGGAGGTACCCGCCCTCATCCGTTACGCTGCGGTGTTGTTCCAGTCGAACGCCTGCGCCTCTTCTCCCGCCTCGGTCTGAGCCGTGGCGATCACGTCCAAGTACTCGCCGCGCAGATCAACCATCTTGTCGAGCACGCGATGCGCGAATCCCCGGTTGCCGTTGGCGAGCGCCGTGAACAGGTCGCTGTAGAGCCGGTCCGCCTGGGCCGAAAGCTCACGCTCCCGTTCGGCACGCCGCTGCGCATGCGTCGGACGCGCTGACTTCGGGGACGGTCGATGCTTCGAGGTCATCTGGTACAATGAGGAGGACATTTCTTCACAGCTCCTTGGGAATCTCGACGTTGGCAGACGTCGAGATTTCTGCGTTTCAGGCGGTTCGGTCGCTGACGGGAAACGGGATGATGTTCGGCGGCGTCTCCAGCAGGCGAAGCCGATCCTCGGACCGCTCGCGGGCCTGCCGTGCCGCCCAGGGCGTGATTGCTCCGATATGGAGCAGCGTCTTGACGAGGCCGAGCGCGTCGGCCATGAATCCCACGTCGCGGCATACCTCCTGTTGCTTGACCAGCACGCCGTTGCGACGTGCCCGGTACTCGGCAAACTCCTCGGCGGTGAAGACCCCATCCGATGCGGCCGCGACCACATAGGCGTCAAGGGCGATGATCCGATCCTGCTGGTCCTCGATCTCCTCCTGGAGGCGGACCAGTCCACTTTCTGCGGGCACTGCGGGATGCTCCTGGTGTGCGGGTATGCGCACGACGACGGGCGGGGGGACAATGGACCCAGGTCGGAGCTGCCGACCGGCAGGGTGCAAAGGCTGGTCGTAGGACGGCTCGATGTGCCCATCCAGACGATCAGGCCCCACCGGGGCAGCCAAGGTGATGACGTGGACCTCCTTACCGACGGGCGAGTGGACAGCCGAGACCTGAGCCTCGGACCGGCGTCTGGTGGTGGGGTGGCTGAGGGAGGCCGCAGAGGGAGGTGCGGCAGCCGCGCGCAGACGCCGGTCGGAGGCCCCGGAGGGCCGGAAGAGGGAAAGAGGAACGAGGATCATGCCGCGTCCAACAGATCAGCGAAGGCGTCCGTGTCGGGGAAGCGGTTTCGGGGCTTCCATGCCAGGTCGCTCTGCCGAACCGTCATCCGGCCGTTGGCGTAGCAGTCCATCCGCCGCTCCGGCACCGCGCCGTCCGCGTACCACTTGGCGACCACCTGCACCTTGGCGACGTTCTCGCCGCCCGCGTGCTTGGCGAAGTACGCCTTCGCGGCCTTGTGGTCGGTGCCGAACGACTGGGAGAGGCGGCCCTCGCAGCGTTCCCGCCGTCCGTGCCAGACGAAGATGCTGACCTGCGAACCGGCCGGGACGTGGGCGAACGGGTCGGAGGGGGTGGGCTTCATCGCGGGCTCCTTACGCGGCTTGCGGCCGGACGGCGTCACGATCGGCGAGGGTCTGCTTGTTCCGCGTTCCGATCTCCCGGACCTCCTGTTCGAGGGCAAGGAGGAACTGCTCTGCGTACTGCTCGGGGGTGAGGCCCAGCGCCTCCGCTGCGGCCAGGAACTGAGGCGACGGGGCGGGTTTGGTGGTCATGCGGCCTCCTGCTCGACGAGACGGGGTGATTTGCCAATCGCCTGATCGAGGAGTGCGCGGACCAGCTCCGACTTGTTCATGCCTCGACGCTTCGCCTCGTCACGAATCCATGCAACGTGCCGGACCGAAACGACGAACGCCGCAGTGGTCGTTAGGTCCTCGAGGGACTTGACTTCCTTGGTTTCGCTCACACGTTGCTCCTGTATCCATGTCCGCTTGATGTTAGATCAATCATACAACGGAATGCGATGTGGCGTCAATAGTCATTGGACACACTATCTTTGGAGCTATGGAGAAGACGCTTGCCGCGCTCGTGCGGGATCGGATCAACACGGCATATGGAGGAAACCAAGCCGCATTTTCGCGGGCTACGGGATTCTCGACTCAAACGATCAGCACTTGGTTGAGTGGGAAAGTGTCCCTGCCCCAGCTGGACGCGCGACGCAGGTTGGCGCGGGAGCTCGGTGTTTCACACATCGAATTGCTGATTGCGGCTGGAGAGTTGACTGAGGAAGAGGCTTTAGGCGCAGGTGCGACGTTGACACCGGACTCCGCCCTCCCGCCCGACATCCGCGAGCTGATCGCGGAGATCGACTGGTCAGACCCCGAGGCCAGCGCCGGGGTAAAGCCGTCGCTCCGGCTGGTACGCAACTATCAGCGGCATATGCGGCCGACGCTTAGTGATCCCGATGAAGTGGAACGGAAGGGGAAGGAGGCAGAAGTTGAGTGAGGAGCAGATCGAATGGCCAGAATTTGTCGGGATACAGGGACCGTCCGTCTCGCATTTCTTGCTCTGTGAGAAGGTGCTGACGGAGGAAGATGGTGTTCAGTCGCTTATTCGAGTGATCGATTATTGGGCCGCGAATGGCGCCGAGCCCCCATACACGATTGAGCCCACCCTGGCGATAGGCCTGAGTGGGCTCAAGGAACTTGTCGGTGAGACATTCTGGGTCTTGGCGTATGAGGTGACATCTGAGCAGGGTGGGCTCAGAATGTTCTCCGCCCAGCTGACAATCCCTGAAGGTGTCGAGCAGCTGAAGTTGACCGTGACCCCGAGGATGGACCTACCGCGCCTCGGAAACTATCGATTCTCCCTCGTGTTCCAGGGAGTCGAATTGGTTGGTGTCGACTTCGAGATGAGGGCTTCCCCTGTCTCTCCGCCAGAGCGCCCTGACGAAGGCGCAGCGTGACCCCGCGACGCTTGTTGGGTAGAGTGCCAGTGTTCCTTGCCCCGAACAGGACATCTTCGATGCGCGACCGAAACAAGTTGTCGGAGATGTGGCCGCCGCTCCACTCAGCAGCGAGCATTTCGACGTCAAGGAATGCGTCGACAAGTCCGTCGTCGTCCGACACCAGGAAGGCGTCTTCGTTCGCGAAGATCCAGACCGCGAAGTCGGAGAGGGACTGAATGCCAAGACCAGTCAGGTTGTATTGCGATGCCAAGTCGCTGACGTTCATAGACTTTTTCCGTTCTGTTGAGGAGTCGGAGCGTCTCGTACGGCAACTCTTCAATGATGAACAGTACTACGAACGCTTCCTGAATGGGGAGTTCCTGGCTTGCCTTCATGACGAGCGAAAGCCCAGCAGCCCGGACGAGCCAGCAGGAACGCGGTCGATCATGCTGAACTACATCGATCATACCGGACGGAAGGTCTGCCTGGTGCACTTCTATCTTCGTCCGGATGGCACACTTGGCGGTGCCGGCGTTCGGCGTCCTGACCCCAAGGTGATGGTCCATGCGGGCGTCAAGCACATCGCAAAACATGAGCCGTAGATGGTCATACTCCCTTGCTCCGCAACGGCAGCTCGACATACCCCTTCGTCTCGCAGACGGCGCAGTCGAACTGGTTGCCGTCCCCGTCTTCGATCCATCCCGTTCCGCCGCAGTTGGTGCAGAACACTCTTTCGAGGTCCGGGATTCGCTCCTTGCCGAGGTCCTGCACCCCGTAGACCTCTCGCCACGTACAAATCAGGGTGTGGATTGTCCAGACCTGCAACGTGCGAGGGAAGACGATGCGCTGGTCAAGCTCTGGTCGCTCCGGGTTCCGAAACCAGACGATCGCCTTCCGGTCGTCCGCATACATCTCCATGCCGGTGTGCAGCAGGATGTGGTTGACGGTGTCATGAAAATGCACGTGACCGATCAGATGCTCGCGCGGCATGCTGGCTCCTGTGTGGTTTGGCGACGATTGCGAATGAGTACCATGTAGGCCAGAATAGAACATATGTTCTTCCTGAACAAGACATGACGAGGTGTCACATGCCCGGAGACCGCTACCTCCTCTACTGCCGCCAGTCGCTCACCAAGGGCGATGAGTCCGAGAGTCTGAGCCTCGCGTTTCAGGAGCGCGCCCTCCGGCTCATGGTGGCCCAGCGGGAGGGCGTCGTCGTGGAGCCGGTCATCGTGGATGCCGACGAGAAGGGGTGGGACCCCAACCGTCCCGGCCTTGCCGAGCTGGAGCGCCGGGTAGCCTCCGAGCGCCCGGACGTGATCGCCGTCTACGCCGTCTCCCGCTTCGCCCGGGACAACTGGCTGCAAGAGGGCATCTGGCGGCGACTCAAGAAGGCCGCGCCGGATGTGCGCTTCGAGAGCGCAACCGAGCCGCACGCAGAGGACGACCTGGTGCGTGGCATCCTCGGGGTGGTCTCGCAGGCGGAGCGGAGGCGGATGGGCGCGTTTCTGTCGTCCAGCTTCCGCGAGCGGGCGCGACGGGGGAAGCCCCACGGCAAGACGCCGTACGGCTTCGCCAAAGACCGCGTGGGGCGGCTGGTGGTCAATGAGGATGCCCGGCCGTGGGTGCTGGCCATCGTCGAGCGGCTGGAGGATGGGTGGTCGCTCTGGCGGGTGGCTCGCTGGCTCAATGAGGAGGGCGTCGACGGCCGGACGTGGGAGCCGAACGTCGTCCGGAACACGGTCAAGACGCCCGCCATCGCGGGGTGTGTCCGGACTGCCGACGTGGAGACGTGGGGCGCGCATGAGCCGATCATCGACCGGGAGCGGTGGGAGCGCCTCTGCGCGTACCTGGAGAGCCGCAGGACGATCCGGACCAAGTCGTCGTATTCGTGGCTGGAGGGCCTGATTCGCTGCGGATGTGGGGCGCCGATGCACCTCATCACGCACCGGGTGCGACCTGATCCGCGCACGTCCACCGGCGTCCGGTCGGCCTACGGGCAGTTCAAGTGCTCGGCAGACCCGGCCCGCGAGCAGTTCCAGCGCCCCCGCAACTACCCGGCCTGTACCTTCCGGCCCCGGTCGATCGTGCAGGCGAAGGCAGAGCGAGAGGTGATCGCCCGGCTCGGGGCCATGCTGGACACCATGACGACCGTGGATGCCGTCTTCGCTCGCCAGCAGCGGATCTATGCCGCGAGTGGTCCGGACATCCTCCTCCAGCGCAAGCGCCTGGAGAAGCGCCTTGCTGCGGCCAACGAGGAGCGCGATCGCCTCCTCCTCCTCTACCGACGCGGCACGCTGGACGTCGAACGGTGGGAGCGAGAGGATGCGATGCTCGGAGGCAAGGTGGCCGGAATCGAAAGCGAGATCACCCTCCTGCCTGCCGAGCCCGACCGCAGGGACATCGAAGCCATCGCCGCCACGCTGGACGGCCTGCGCGCGACGTTTTCCAGCGCCGCCGCCCTTGCTCCACAGCATACGGCCCGTATCATGCGCGCATTGGAGGCGACGGCGGTTCGCACCAAGGAGGGGATGGAGATTCGACTGCCGCGCCACTTCGCGGAGTTCCTGGAGGATGTTACGTGAAGTGAAACGAATTCCTGTTCTCGGTATCGAATCAACCAAAGGGCCAGCTTGGATAGTCGGCAGTGTCCGGCCACCTGCTACAATGGGAGCGCGGGACCGAAACGGGCCAATGCTCCGAGTAGGCTCTGCTTGAACGACAGAAGCCCGACCGCTCCTTTGCGGCGACGGCGCGCCCTTCTGTCGTTGGCCCCGACTGAACACTGCGTCGCGAGTGGCGTTGGTGCGCTCGCCGGGGACCATTTCCGAAGCCGTGTGTTGGACGGGTCATGACCGAGGGTTCGACTCCCTCACGGCTTCCCCCTCCCGAGGAGGGCAGCGGCATCCCGGCCCGCTGGCAGACAACCGGGAGCCCAAAGCGGGAGTGCCGCCCTGCTTTTCCCGATGCGCGAAGGCGTGTTCGGCCTACGGGTCGTCGCGGGGTGGTAACCAGTCCACCTAGTCTTCGGGTTTCTCACAATGGCACAGTTCCGCCCGGTCGCATCACGCGCCGGGCGTTGCTGTTGGCTAGCTGGCCTCCAAGCCCCTTACCTCGCGCCTCATCCTGACGGCCAGTGCGTTGTAGTCCCGCGCCTTCGCCGCGAACAGCCTTGCATTCTCATCTTTCCCTCGTTCCTTCGCCCACCGCGCCCGGAGCATGTACGAGTCGCGATTGCCGATGAGTTCGGCGGCGTACTTGGCGAGGTCTTTCTGGCGCTGCCCTCTGTAACGGTCGAGCACAGCTTCCGCGGCTCTAGCCTCCTCGTAGGTATCGCTCATTGACTGAAACGTGTCTTGACCAGCAATGTCGGATAACTGCTGGTATGCGTCGAGTGCCGAGCGAAGCGCCCGTGCAAGGTCATCGCTGCTCACATGATCCGTCACTGCCCACCCCCAAACGCCCGCCCCGTGCCATCCCGCCCGTACACCGTCACCGGCAGCCCCGCCGCGCTGGCCAGTCGGCACATCGAGGCCGTGCCGCGACTCTGCGTTATGTCGTCCGTGAACGCGCAGACGGCCACATCAAAGCCCATCCGCTGCAAGTCCAGCAGGCGATCGCGCATCAACGCGTTGCGGATCGGACCGGCTGCGCGGCCGTGGGCGTCCCAGTCGGCATGGAAGACCTCATAGCTGATATTCCATCGTCCCCGACGTTCCTGTTCCCATTGCGCGGCAATCGTGTCGATTCCTCGCGCCCCGCCGTGGACCAGGTGGAGCGTGCCGTCTCCGATCTGGGCGAGGTGGAGGGCAAGGACGCCGTGGACGGCATCGCGCCAGTCGGCCGGGGTGGCGTAGCGGGTGCCGGTGATAAGGACGCAAAGGTCAGGCATTGGCGGCCTCTCGTGGCGTGACCTCGACTAGTCGTTGCATGAGCCTGTCGACGTTCTCCGCCAAGGCCATCGGGATGGGGAGATCTTCGTTAATGGCGGTCTTGAACGCATCGGTCACCACCTCTGCCCCTCGCACGCAGTGACACAGAAAGCGGTGAGCGTCGTCGTCATTCTTCGGCCAGTTGACGATCAGACGTTGCCGAATGTAGTGTGCATAGCCGTCGAAGGCATCGGGTGCAAAGTCCGGAGTTGCCGCCAACACCCGAGCGAATGCCTGCTCACTGAAGCGGATCTCAACGTTGCCGTCGAACCATGCGACGATGCCGATGTTCACGGGCTCGTTCCGGGCAAAGTCGCTGACGTACTTGATGACAGAGTAGTGGGCGTATTGCATCACTCCCCTCCCCGCAACGCATCCCGCAGGGCGAGCCAACCCGGCCGGTCGGCCACCTCATCACCAAGCGAGCCCTCGTGCTCCTGCTGGTCAATGATGATCGCCAGCCGGTCGCGCTCCCACTGCGGCCACTGGTGCATGTGCGCAAGGATGTAGCGGCGGACGGATGAGCCGATGTAGGTCTCGCGAGGCATCGCGTACCGGCACGCGGCCAGCATGACATCGGCGCGGTCCATGTCGGGCTTGGTCACACGTCACCTCCCAGCGCACGAAGCTGGCGGCGGAGACGGATGATCTCCCAGTTTGCCTCGCGTGCTTGCTCGACACGCCAGAGCCGGTCATCACCCGACTCGTCGCGAGCGCGGCTCATGTCCCATCGCTTGGCGCGTTCGCATGCGGCAATGGTCGGGGTGATCTTCTCCCGTCGCTGCGCGTCGTAGCGATCGAGGAGGGATTGCCAGCGGTCTTGTTCCTCGTCCACATCGACGTATCGCCTATTCTCGACGTAGGCATTGAAAAGACCCGTGGTGGTCATGATCGCCACGACGACAGCGTTTGCGTCACGGAGCGCGGCCGCGAGATCATCGGCGGTGACGTCATTGGTCATGGCTGGCCTCCGTCTCGATCAGCGAACGGGGCGTCAAGCGTCAGCATTGCCACTCGGATAACGTCCGTGGGCGATGCTGCGTGATACATCGACCGATGAAGCGCTGATCCGTAGCGATCCTCGGCGTGCGAGAACACTCGGAGCGTCCAACGATACTCCGGTGTGACCATCCTGCGGTTCGGACCGTCAAGGGCGATGCGATAGCCTCGATCATCAAGGATGTCAACGAGATCCTCAAAGGACTGTGCTTCGCTCACCCCTGCTCCCCCTCCGCCACGACGCCGGTGCCGCGCTCGATGATGCCCTGCGCCACCTTCAGGCCGACCATAATCCCCATCGTGTAGTCTCCGGGATCAACGTGCCGACCCCTAATCTCATCAATATGCTGTTCCACCTCCTCCGCAATCCGCTTCCGGATCGCCGCCGCCGTCTCCCGGTCGGACGCTGTCTCGTCGCCTGCGATGTGCCGGATAGGGTCTCTTGGGATCGTGGTCACTCGCTTGCCTCGCTTTCGGTGCCGCGCCAGACCTCCCAGAGCACCATGCCTGGGAACCGATCGCCCGGACGAAAATCATCCGGGACCTCGTCGCAGAATCGTTCCTCGGCGTCTGGGTAGAACTGGCGGACCGCTTCCCATACGTCGGCCTCTGATTGCGCATCAATCCAGTGGACGAGGCTTTTCTGGTCGATGCCGTTGACGTCTCGGTATCCAGTGACGTATGCCCCCGGCCCGTTGGAGCCGTACCAGTAGCTTTCAGCGGTCCACCAGCTAACCCAATACCGCTGCCTTGTTTCCGTCTCCCGGTCTCCGCTCGCTGGGGTCGTAGTCATGGCTGGGTCTCGCTTTCGGGGAGAAACGTGCGGAGCCATCCCCGCAAGTCGTTGTAGTTCTGCTCGTCAACCATGTCGGAACCGGCATCCAAGTCGTCGATCATTTCCTGCACCAGCTCCGCCCGGATCGCGTCGCGCAGAATGGGGAGGGCTGCGCGGACGGCTGCCTTCATATCGGATAACCAGTCCTCGGAATCTTCGTTCTCAAACCATGCGGGGATGGCCGCCTCCGCCGCCCGCCTGATCGTTTCGTCGGGGATCGTCATCACGCCGCCTCCCTGATCTCGTATCCAGCGATCGCCGTGCGCCCCCACGCCCGCTTGCTGGCCTGCGCGTACGCTCGTGCATCGCCCTTGGTCCCGAACGTCGCCACGGCCTCCCCGAAGCGATCGTACGCATACCGCTCGGCACCGGACGGAGCGCGGAAGACCACCAGGTAGACCGGACCCGTCGTCTCCGGCGGGGCCACCTTGACCCCGCACGTCCGGCAGAACCCCCAGCCCGGCCCGACCCGCTCATCACAGTTGGGGCAGTGCCAGGCCGTGACCTCCCCCAGTTCCCCGTCCTCATCCACGACGACCGTCTCCGTGCGGACCACGACGGGGTGGGCGGCCTGGCGCCGCCCCAACTCCGCCTCGATCGCATCCAGGTGTGCCGCCAGCCGGTCGGCGGTGTCGTCGCAGGCCGTCCCGATGTGGGCCAGCAGCGTCGCCTTGACGGCGATCAGCTCTTGGGTGGAGCGGGTCTGATAGGTGCTGACCATTGTGGTGTGTCCTCTCTGGCTGTGCGTCCGGATTGCCGTATCAGGGTGTCTCATGTCCTGATGGACCTATTGTCGCACAAAGTCTACATAGTGTCAATAGGTCTACACAATCTGCTATACTCACCACAGAGAGGAGGGACGGTTGATGGCCGAGAAACGGTTGCTGACAATCAGCCAAGCGGCAAGGCGACTCGGAGTGCATCCCAATACGCTACGGGGGTGGGCGGATCGTGGGCTCGTGCCAATGATCAAGTTGCCAAGCGGCTACCGCAGGTTCGACCCCGACGCTATCGAGCAAGAGCGTCAAAAGATGGGACTGGAGCCTCGGACGCACAAAGACCCGCCGTCCGGACGGACCGGAACGGCGGGCTGAGACACCTGGCCCGGACGCACCGGAGCAGGAATAGAGAGTGTACCGCAGACCCGGGCCATCCTGGCGCACGGGACGGGCACCCGGCATCAGGGCTGGGCGTGGGAGCGGATCGGGGACTAGCCCCTTTGGCGGTCGGTGTGAAATTGGCTTGCTCTCCCCTCTTGACGCAGTACATCACATGATGTAATATACATACATCAGATGGAGGAGGGCTCCATCGACACCGGGGACGCAACCCCCAAGGAGACACCGCAATGGCCACCTACTACCACGTTACCACCGCCGCCTACAACGAGGGTGAGGACCTGCTGAGCTGGGACCGCTATATCGAGCGGTACGGCGAGGCGCCGTGCGCGTGGAAGTGGGACGAGAGCGATTGCGAGGAGGGGTTCGACGGCTACATGGTCTCGCTGCTCCGTGAGGACCAGGCCGATGAGATCGAGTACATCGCCAGTATGATCGAGGGCCAGGCGCTCGTCCTCACCATCGAGACAGACGAGCAGTGGGAGCGGGAGCTGCACTTCGGCATCAACGGTGAGGGCTACACGGCGGCGATGGTGGGCCGCATCCCGGCGGAGATCATCGTCAACGTCGCGCCGGCCATCTAGACAGCGCGAGGCCGGGGAACGCAACTCCCCGGCCTCCACCACGCCAAGGAGACCCGACGTGGCACAGACAGTATCGCCCATCACGCCCGCCCAGATCACTCGCCTCCGCCGCCAGCTTGCCCTGACGCAAGCCCAGTTCGCGGACCGCCTCCGCGAGACCGACCCGCTGATTGCCGCCACCCAGCAGAGCGTGCAACGCTGGGAGGCCGGGCGGGCCACCCCGAACGCCCATGCGCAGGCTGCCATCGCCCGCCTCTGGCTGCACGCGGGCTACCCGGTCCTGGTGGAGGGCGATATCGCCACGCTGACGACCAACCACGCAGCGTCCAGCTACGGGCAGCCCGTCGTCCTGATCGGTGACGTGCCGCACGGGACGGCGGAGGTCGGGCCGCTCGATCTCGGGGACGCGCCGGTCGCTGTTGTGGAGGCCGTGCGGGGTGCGGGGTATGAGGTGTCGGTGTGACCAAAGGCACGGGCAAACGACGCGCTTGGACGGAGGTTGAGGATCGGCTTATCCTCACGTCGCCGCTCGGACCGGCCGAACTCGGCAAGCAACTCGGACGGCACCGGGCGGTTGTCACCCAACGCCGGAAGCGCCTCAAGGAGCTAGGCATCCGGGCAGAATCGCTTGCCGTCCTCTACCCGCCGGACCCCAAGCCGCTGCCATCGAAGTCGCGCTACGAGCAGATGAGCGACGAGCACTCCTGGCGGATCGTGCAGAACATGTACGAGAAAGTCCAGACATGGCCCGATCTCGCCCGCGATCTCGTTCTCCCCGTTGCGGAGGTGCGGAGTCGCGTCGCCTATCTGCGCCGGGAGGGCGGATGGTCCTGCAAGCTCGCGACCGTTGCTGACGAGCGCGGAGAGCACTACCCGATCTGTCTCGTCTGCGGGCAACCGATCATCGCCCGCAAGTGGGGACCGCCTCCGGAGACACATAACCGCTGCAAGGCGGAGCGCAAGCGGGAGGTCAACTACGGCGACCCGGAGAAGCTCAGGGCCAGTCTCGACCGCTACCTGGAGCAAATCGAGGTCGAGAACGAAATATCTCGGTCGATGGCGAGAAAGACTGGCGAGCCGTGGACCGACGAGGAAGACACCTACCTGATCGCCCATCCCCGCCAGAACGATATTGACATCGCGCTGGCACTCGGACGATCCACCAGCGCCGTCCGCAAGCGCACCTACACCCTCAGGACGCGCGGCCTCCTGGTCGATGATCGCGCGGAACGCATGGTCGTCGCCTACCAGCGCGGCATGCCAGTCCGCGAGATCGCCGACAGCTTCGATGTGACGCCGATGACCGTCTACATGGCACTCTACCGGGCGGACGTGCAGATACGCCGGACGACGCAGCCGCGTACGGTCCGCCATCGGACCTGGGCGCGCTGGACCGACGCGGAGGTGATCTATCTCCGAGACAACCACCAGCGCCACGTCGACGACTTGGCGGCCGTCATTCGCGGCCATACGCGGGTCGCCGTCATGCTGGAGCGCACCAAGTACCGTAAGGAGCTAGGGATTGCTCGCCCACAAGTGACGCGCGCAGAGTCCTTCGCGCGCGCCCAACGCATCCGCGATCTCCTTGGTATGGCATTGCCTGGGGCATTTGTCGCCCAGCTCGTGGGCGTCCACCAGTCCTATATCGCAGACGCCAAGCGGCGCGTCGGCCTCCCGGTACGCGCCTGGACGCGGCGGACCCGGTCGGTTCTGGTCCGGAGCGCCACGGACCGGCGTATCCGCAATCTCCGCATTGTCCGGGACTGGCGGCGAGGAATGAGCGCCACGGCCATTGCAGACGCCTACGGGCTTTCCTCAGTCCAGATCTACAAGATCCTCGCCAAGGCAGGATACCGGCGGCGCGAGGGCGAGAGCCGCATCCCCCGTTCACGGCTGCGGCTGCCCGGGAAATCGGGCAATACCCCAGCAACCACGCTTGCCGGAGACGACGGCAGCGGCGTACGATAGCGGGGCACCACACCATCCTGCAATCCGTTGCGGGGGTGCAGATCGGTGCTGGCGGACATCGCTTCGGCGATCGCCTAGTACGGGGAGCGGTCGCACCACGACGCTCCGCTGAACGGCCGGGCCACCATCAGCATCGACGCGGACGCGCCCGGAGAGGGGTCCCCCCTCAGTGATCCGGGCGTTGCCGTGTCTAGGCGGCCCAGTCCACCTCCGGCTCCCAGTGCCGCTCCGTCCTCGCCCGCGCCACCTGCCGCCGGAACGCCCGGACCCGCTCGGCAATCGTTGCGGCGTCGACCGGCTCGACCCCGGCAGCCTCCAGCGGATAGAGCCACGTCCTGCCCCCGGGCACCCGATGCGCCGGGATGCGACCCTGACGCGCCAGCCGGGCCACGTATTGCACCGAGCAGCCCAGCAGGTCGGCCAGGTCCGCCGTCGTGAGCAGCCCGGCCTGCATCGGCGTGTTGTGCGTCTCCGCCGCCCGGTGAATCACGGCGCTGGTGGTCCGGCCCAGGGCCCGCGCGATCTCGGCATACGGCTCGTAGGCGACGCGCTCGGAGAGGTAGCAGTCTTCCTCGTGCGTCCACGGCTCCCCGTGGCGGGGCGTGGGCCAGCCGTCCGGCACGACGGTCGGACGCATTCGGGCGACACCCCGGCAGACGCGGCAGAGGGCGGAGGACCGGACGTAGTGCTCGACGGGCAGGTGCTCCCGGCAGCGGGGGCACTCGCGGAGGAGGCTAGCGTCATCCATCAGCGGCGCTCCACCCGGATCGCCCCCATCCCGTAGGAGACGTTGCGCCCGACATTGCGCAGCTCGCCAAAGCGCAGCAGCGTCCAGATCACCGCCCGGTCCTCCGGACACATCAGCCGCATGTCGAGATGGAGGACGCCGTGCCAGCCGCGGAACGTGAGCCGTCCGGCGTGCAGATGAGCAATGGAGTACTTGAGCAATGCGCCGTGGATCTGGTTGCCCTTGGCATGCGGGAGGTCGGGCCAGCCGAGATTGGCCCACTTGATCCCCAGATCGTTGATGATGCGTGCCGGGTCGGGAAAGAGGGCGTCCGGCCGCTCGGTCAACCCCCTCGCCCCGCGCATCGAGGCCGACGTGCGAACCGGCGCCAGTGTGGTCAATTGGGCTTCTGCGCCGCCGTCGCCGCAATCGATGCACCAGCGTGCCGTGACCGGTGGCCGGATCGTCTTGACATCGCCACGCGCCTTCGCCCCGGCGACAAAGGCGGCTGCGACCTCAGCATCGAAGATCGTGACATGCGTCACCTCGCCATCGAGCTGCACCGACCACGGACTTACCTCGTTGGCGTCATGGATCGCCGTGGCAAGCGCGGGGTCTGCGGCCGCGATCGTGCGATAGACCTGCCCGGCCGCATCGGCGCCGTCCCGCCGCACCGTCACCGTCACACACGACGGCTCACCATTGATGGCCATAGCGATCCTCTAGGCGTCGGGGGAGCGTGACGTCAACGAGCGAAAGAATCCAGCGCGGGGAGAGGGGGAGCGGGCCGATCCGCTGCTTGTCGCGCCGGACGCGGGCGGCACTGAGGATGTCGTACACCGGATGGTAGGGCAAGCCCTCGACGGCAATGAAGGCCCAGACGTCATCGATCGACCAGCGGATGATCGGTTGGTAGACCAGCGTCTTGTCAACCCGCTCGTACACCATGCCGCGCGGTTGCGCGTAGAGACGACGCATCCGGGACTCGCTCCCCCGCACGCCGGTGATCGCGGCATCGTAGCCCTGCGCCGGCGCCCATTCCTCCACTCGTGCCCCGGTCCAGATCATCGCCGGATCGGGCTCGCGCCAGAAGGGCTCCGAGCGCCACGGGCGGAACCATTGGGCATGCTCGGCGAACCCGGAGACATGCACAAGCCGATCTCCGGCCAGGGTGCGCACCAGCTCCAGCGTCCCGTCGTACTCCAGCTCATCGTCGCACCAGATCGCGGGGATGCCCGGCTTGATCTCCGAGGCGATCGCCCACGCCACGAGGCTATCTTTCCCGCCCGAGAGCGCGACGTAGGGGCGCGCGGCCTGCACAATCTGCTCGGCGAGGTCGGCGTAGGTCCGGGACACGAGATCGCGGTACCGCTGGGAGCGAGCGTGCAGGGCATCTGCACGGGTCAGGGCCTCACCCGGCATAGTCAGGGCTCCGGTGCGCTTTGTAGCGATTGCTGGTCACCGACGGCCAGCCCGGGTGCTCGACGGCGTTCGGGGCGATCACATGGAGCCGCCCTCCGGTCTGGCGTATCCCCTCACGCATCGCGATGTCACCGCCGCCAACGACCGATCCGCAGGCGTCGATGATCGCCGGGTGGACCGATGGCGGCAGGTAGACGCACTGCGATCCCCACCACCGGGCCTCCGCCCGCATGGGGTAGCAGCCGAACCGGTCGCGGTCATATCGGCGGGGCAGGAACGCCTCATTTGGGACATAGAGCGATACCGGATCATCGGCCAGCAGGGACAGCGCCTCCTCGATCCGGGACGACAGGATTACGTCGTCCTCACACCAGATCACCGCTTCGCCATCGGCCAATCGCAGGGCATCGGCAACCATTGCCTTGTGGTTATCCGGCGAGGCAGCGCTTCCCGCGATGAGTGCCACGACCCGGAACCCTAGTGATTCCCAGCGGCAGACGAGCCGGACCAGGTTGGCTCGTCGCTCGTCTGGCGCGTCCAGGATGGTGGGGATCACGACGATCATGGCAGCACGCACCACGCCTGATGCTCCGGCAGTCGCGCCGGTGGTCGCAGGCCCCATTGCATCTCTACACCGGCGACCCCGATGGCCCGGGCATGATCCGCCGGGAGCGGCCGGTGCGTCAGCGCTAGCGCCTCATCGGCACCGTCCTCGGTCACGATCCACTCGCGGACCGCGCCCCGGCCCCGACTGCCGCCCTTGCCGACCTGGTAGACCTTGCGCAACAGCCGCCTGATCTCGTCGGCATCCCCGATGACGTGCCAGTGGAGACAGCGGTCGCGCGGCGTGATGACCGTCTCCCGCATCCGGTAGTTCTTGTCCGGTCCGGCGCTGGTATTGACGCGCCGGACCTTGGCATCGAGGTACTGCAACGCCGGGGCGTAGTCGAACCGCCGGTGAAACCATATGTCGTGTTGGATGGCGTCATCCACGACCGGCGACGAGCACGCCCACCACCACTGCCCGTCTGGATCACCCTCCCGCTGGATCGGCAACGCTGGATCGGCGATCGTCAGGTCGCCCGCCATGCCGAGCGCGTACGCCTCATCGCCGACCTGCTCCCGCACCACGACACTGGCGAGGATGCCATCAAGAGCAGGGCTCCACGGATCGTTGGTCACGTAGCCGTTGAGCAGGACGGCACTCACCCGCAGGGGGACCATCACGCTGCCCCCAGCATCGCGACAATCTCCGTCCGGTTCTCGGCGAGCATCTGGTCGTAGAGGCTCTTGACGTAGCGGTCGTACGACTCCTTCGCGCCCTCGGCCACCGGCTCCAGCAGGCACTCTCCGGCGCGAACGTCGAGGAATGGCACCGCCTCCCCGGTATCGAGGTTGATGATGTCGTAATGGAGGTCCACCAGCCCGTGCCCTTTGTTCGCCTGCCCCCCAATATGTGGCGAGCGGGCGAAGCGGTGCAGGGCGGAGACGACGCACCCCAGCTCGACCTCGGTGACGTTCTGGAGATCGATCCACGTCTCCAGGCGCGTCCCGGCGATCAGGAGCTCTGAGGTCATCCGCATCTGGTCGGCAACCTCGCCATCTTTCCGTTCAGCCTTCTTGCCCTTCTTCGCCCTTCCCTCGTCGGGGTCCGCCAGGAGGCTGATCTGCCCGACCTCCGGCTCTGGCAAGGCGAGGTAGCCCAGGAGCCGGTCATCCTTGCTGTCGTCCTTGCGGCTGAACGATTTCTCGGTCGTGAGCTGGCGGTAGGAGACCCGGCCGGGCGAGCTGTAGCGCAGGACCGGCGCAGCCTCCTGGCAGACCGGATAGCTGTTGCCGACCCGCATCTTGCCGGGGAGGATCTGGTTACGGACGCCCCCGCCCCAGACCGCGAGGATTGGCAGCGTTGACCGGGCGGCTCGCGCCTCCTCCAGATAGACGCCCTGCTCCCCGCCGATCTTGCCGCCGCTGAACAGGAGGGCGAAGGTGTCGGGTTTGACCGCGACGCCGCCAAGGCTATCCAGCAGGTAGGCTGCGGCGAGGTCGCGCAGTTGCCCCCGCCATGCGTTGCCGGAGTAGGCGAAGACCTCCTCGACCTCGCCATCGTCCTGCAGGATCGGCTCCTGCACGAGATAGCTGGTTGTGCCGATGCTCTCGCCGATATGCGAGATCGGCGACTTTGCCGTAAACGTCCCGATCAGGCGCGCATCCATCGTCCTACCTCCTCCAGGTCCAGCACATCATCGGGCAGGTCGTCCGCTTCGATCTCCCGGCCGAACCGCGCCTCTATCGGCTTCTCGCGAATCGTTCGCCCCCGAGCAAGCTCGACCATCATTTCCGTTTCCCGGTACAACTTGCGGATGACCTTTTTGTGGTCGGTCCGGCGGAGGATTGCGGGGAGCAACTCTTGTCGCTCGCCCCGATCGGCAAGTTGTATGAATCCGCCGCCTTGTATCGGCGTCAGGACGATCTCTCCAGCTATTCCGACTGCTATCCACTTCGGAGAGATCGTCGAACAATGAATAGGCGGCTTCTTGAAATCTTCAACCCATTCCCCGAGGGTTCGTGACCGCTTGGCAGCACTCTTCGCCTCCCGGCAGATCAACCCCCACATATCGGGCGTGACCTTGAACTTGCGGATATCGCGGCTGCGATAGACCGCATAGATCAGCAGTGCGGCGATCGCCTCGTCCTGGTCGTCGGTTTCGAAGCCGAATATGCCAATATCGGTATCGATCATGTGTCCTCCTTTGTCCGCTTTTCCGGACGATGGCCGACCATCACCGCGAGGCGAGCCCATGCTGGCTGGGCAATCCGCCACGGCGCGAACGCCGCCTCGGCATCGCGGAAGGCACGCAACCCTGCCCGGCGAATGGACTCCTGGTGATAGCGTCCTGTCTCGACCTGGTCCCGGCTGAACCCGAGGAGCAACAGCACCTCGGCAGCTGCCAGGCATTGCGCAAACGCCTCGCGGTCCACCCAGACCGTGTCCTCCTCGACCTGCACGGGGTACCGGTCACGGGAGGTCGCGACCGCCGCGAGGAAGAGGATGTGCTTCTGCGCGCTGGTCGGGATCGCGAAGAGGAAGGGTGGCTCGGGAGGGTTGAGCAACAGGTCGCGCCACGCCTCTCCGCGTGGGATGAGGTGCGTGCCCGTCCAGATCGCGTGCGGGTAGCTCTTCCACGAGATCGGGTGCTTCGCCTTGAGCCCGAGATCGGCCCTGCGTTCGGCGTACACCGCCCACGACTCCCCGCGCAGCGTCGCCGCACACGCCTGGCAGATCATCACGGACTCGGGGGCCTTGACCTTGTGGCCATTGGTCCACGTATCCCCGAGCATCGTTCGCCGGTCCCACCCCGGCTTATCGTCCGGCAGGCCGCAGACGTAGCACCGCTCGCCGGAGGCCTCACTCATCTTCGGCCCGCCCTCGGAGGCCGGGAACGGCAAGAGGCCAAGGCAGTCGGCGACGAATCGGGTGGCGGAGAGTGGCGGCACAGGCGACCTCGTAACGCTTGTTACGTAACAGACGTTACGGGTATTCTAGCATAGTAGGACGGAATATGTCCGCCTTTTCGGGGATCGAAACAGCATGGTAGGACGGAAGCTGTCCGCTATACTCAGGACACGCACACGCGCCTGGATGCCACCGACGGGGCGACGTCCAGGCGACGGGAGGGCTTAGGGATGCGCGGTGACATCACCATTGACGGCCATACCATGATCGGCGGCGGGGACGAAGATTGGTTCTCCGAGCCGTGGCACACGTCACACCCTGTCCCCCACTACGATCTTGCGGAGAGTCTCCCAAAGCCACTACCGCCCCGACCGGCTTCCGCCGTGGACTGCCCTGGTCCGCCCATCTTTGATGACAAGATGAGGGCCAAGCTGCGGGCAGCCATTGCCAGGGCGCGTGACGAGTAGCCCTTACGTCGTCCTCGTTGGAAGAGATGACGCCCCGGCCGTAGCAAGCCGGGGCATTCTCGTCTTCTCCGATCTTGCGGTTTAGGCGTTGGTTGCGGCCTCGTCCACCAGCTGCTTGACGGTCGCCGGGGCGTAGACGGCCTCCCGGGTCTTCGCCGCCTGGGCCTTGGCCTGGGCGCGCAGCTGAGCTCCGCCGTAGAGAGCCACGACGATCGGCACGACGATGTTGAGGATGGTCACGACGTTGTCGGCGAGGCCATCCGGGACGTTGACGCCGATCGCCACGAGGGCGCCGACGACGGCCACGATCAGCGCCTTCAGGGTCGCCTTGTTCGCAAAGAGCTCGCCGATAGTCAGGGCGGGCTCGTACGCGAGATCGGTGTTAGCCGGGACGGGGACGTTCGGGGTCTGCTGGGCCACGGTGGTGCTCCTTATGTTCAGCGTGGGCGGCAACGGCTGTCTCCTGCCGCCCGGTGGGGTTAGGCCATCTTGGTCGGATCGCCGCCAAGCTCCTTGATAATCCGCTCAAGGTCGAAGTTTGGGCCGGGGCAGTAGGAGCGGCTCACGCTGTTGATGTCCGCGTGGCGCATCTGATGACCCCGATCCGTCGCGATCCCGTAGACCTTCGGATGACAGAAATAGCGGGAGAGCGCGATCGCGCTGACATACTGCGCCTCGGTCGGCGGCGTGCTCGGGGTCGCCACGAACTCATACGAGATCGTGCGGTTGTTGACGTTGACGCCCGATCGGATCGTCTCCACCAGCCACGGGATGTCGGTGCGATACTGGTTGTAGTCGCCGTTGGTCCACGCCCCGTCCTTGGAGCTGACGAACTGGTAGACCTTGCCATCGCGCGCAATGACGAAGTGCGAACTCGCGTTGGAGCTCCCGTCCTGGAACCACGAGATCGTGTTGCTCAGCACGAGGTCGTCCGTGCAGTGGTAGATGATCGCCAGCGGGTCACCGGCGCCCGAGCGATTGGCGAAGAAGTTGCTGGTGCCGATCCACTCGAGGTTCGAAGGGAGCAAGACGGCCGGATCATCGACCAGCTTGTACGTCGCCGCCGTGATCTTGGAGAGGTCGATCGGCTTGTCCGGCGTCGGGGTCGGCTCCGGATCGGGCAGGACGATCGGCGCACCCTTCGGCGCGAAATCCTCGCCCTTGAAGACGGTGTTCCAGTTGGAGTAGAGCCAGAGCTTGCCAGCAGCATCGACCCACGCCCAGTCAGCATGGGCGGGCTCCCCGGCGTTGAGATCCCCGCCGATCCGGAGCGCTGTGTCGCTCGGCTCCTGGAGTCGTGGCGTGGTCCGTACGGCGACGACATCGGCGTTGACGAGGAAGAAGACGCCGTCGGCATTGCGGACGACGAGGTTCTTGCCGATCGCGTCCTTCAGGTATTGCTTGACCTTCGCCGGAGCGTAGGAGGTCGGAGTGGTAGTAGGCACGGGTGTGTCTCCTGCCGGCTTGGGCGCCGGGGTGGTCGTGGTGGATGGGGCGGTGAGCAGACCGGCGGCGTCCAGCGCATTGAGCCGGGCAACCCACTTGTCGGCGTATCCAGCGTCGATCCCGTACCGGTTGGTGTACCCAGCCATCGTGGGGGCGATGCCCGCGTACCCGGCCTCGATGGCCGCATCCCAACGCGGATCGTCCTGCTTGCTCAGGCCAGTTGGGAGTGACGTGCCTACCGAGTACAGCCAAGCGTGGGCAGCGTGCGCCCTCGCAACCCGGTCGCCGGTCCGAAAGTCCACGCTCGCGGCATTCTGGGCCGGGTCTCCGGTGATTCCCATGCCGATGCAGTTACAGCGCTCCTTCCACCAGTACGAGTTCCACGGGATCCCGTCTTCCGTCGCCTCGTGGATCGCCTGGGCCACCAGGACCTCGAAACGCATCCCGGCGGACCGGCAGAGCTTGGAGAGGGTGTCGAGGTAGCGCTTCACGTCGTCCGGGCGGGCACACCCTTTTGCCTTCGCCCATTGGTGGATGACGTCCGGGTCGCCCCGGCTCGGTCCTTTGATGGTGGTGCTGGTTGTGTAGCTCATCGCGCTTCGGCGCTCCTTATGACAGCCCGTCCGTGCCGCCCAGTCCATCGAAATACGCGAAGACCACCCGCACGCACTGGATGGCCGCCCAGATCACCAGCCCGGCCATCACGACGTAGCAGACGCTCCGCACCGGCGCGGGCACCCACGCCCCGTTGCCGCCGATCGCTGAGGCGAAGTAGCCGAAGACCGCCGCGACGACGAACGCCTGGACGGCCAGCGCGCCCTGCTGGCGCTTGAGCGCCGGGCCGAGCGCCGTCGCGTCGTCCGCCTTGCGCATCAGCCACCACAACGCCGTCGTGGCGACTCCCTTGGCGGCGAACCCCAGCGCCCCAGCGGTGAGCGCTATGGTGAGAATGGTCTGCTCGGTCATTGGTCCTCCTTCCGTCTCCGCTGATCGAGCATCTCCCGCTCGATCAGGTTGGGCGACGTCTCCATCAGGGCGTTGACCCGCTGGATGGCCATCGCTACCTTGATCCGGGCCAGTCGCGCCCGGACCATCTGCCACCAGACCGGATCGCGTGCCCGGCGTCGCTCGTCCCGGCTGGTCATCCTGACCCCTCTGCAATCCGGCGCCGGTCCCGGCCGGTGAGCAGCTTGCCCCGCCAGACGCGCATCAGGAGCCCGAGCACGTAGGCGGCAACCAGGACCCGGAAGGCCAGCGTCCCCCACTCGTTGCGGTCGAGCGGGGAGGGAAGATCGCCTACCCGGAAGAAGACCTGCTGGAGCGAGACGAGCCCTGGCAGCAGGAACCCCAGCCCGAGGGCCACCAGCGCCGATGGCGGCCAGGACCAGAAGCTCCGGCGCGTCGCGGCCTGCCAGCAGAGCAGGGTGCCGAGGGCAAGCAGCCCAACGGCGAGGGCGACGTTCGCGTAGGCAATCGCCTCATTGATGGTCATGGCGGCCTCCATCCAGATCGGCCAGCAGGGCCATCAGATCGTCCGCATTGCGGCGCATCCGTTCGGCGACATCGATCGACTGCTGCCTCATCGCGGCGTCTCGCTCGTGGAGACGCTGATCTTGCCCTGCTGGATCGCGGACACCAGTTGCGTCATCGACTCGGCGGACTGGCTGAGGGCGTCGGTGTTGCGGGAGAGGATGTCGTCGAAGGTATCGGTTCGCTTTCGCAAGGAGTCGTTCTCGTCCTTGAGCTCCGCGATCTGCTCGTCCTTCTCCGCGATCCGGGCATCCTTCTCGGCGAGCCGGTCCGCCCGCTCCTTGACCATCACCCCAAAGAGCGTGATCACCGCTGCGGTAAGGGCGGAATACACGAGGGCGGGGTCCATCACGTCCCCCTGCTGCTGTGGTGCGTGTCGCCATAGTCCATCCTTGCTGCGCTCCGGCTCTGTGGGTTGCTGGCGCTCGCTGGCCGGAGGGACTGACGAGACGCTGACAACGTGGCCCTTCTGGGCTCTATCCAATAATCCCGAGGACATAACTCCGCGCTGCGCTGGCGGCCGCCCCGTCCACGGCCACGAAGTTGTCGATGTGCTTGCCGCTCCCCACATCATTGGCCCCGGCGCTGGCCATCCCCGCCTTGCCCGCCGCCGTGATGCTGCTGTCCGTGACGCTGATCCGCGTCACCCCGTCCACGTCGACCTTGATGGTCGTGCCGGTCGCCGTGAGCCGGAGCTTGTGCTGCCCCGAGTGCGAGACGGCCCACGAGCCGATCTGCGCATAGGAGCCCGCGACGAACTTGGCGAGGATGTACTGCCCGTACTCGTAGCGGGTGACGTAGGCGGTGAGGTTGCTCGTGCTCTGGCGGACCGTGATGCCCGCCCCGAGGATGTCGGAATAGATCGTGTAGTCGCACTCCACGTAGTAGTCGGCACTCTGCGGGATGCCGTTGTTGTAGACCGCCCCGGCGACGCCGCAATGGACCCGGTTGTCGAACAGGTACCAGCGGGTGTCCGGCGTGTCCGGGTTGCGGTCCCACTTGCCGCCCACATCGGCATTGCGGCCAATGTCGAGATTGGCATATCCCGATCCCGTGAAGCTGTCGCGGACGAACTGGGCCATGCTAGATGTCCCTCGTGAGCAGCAGGCCGATGGTGGCGCGCTGCACGGTCGTGGCGCTGCTGACGTTGACGCGGAGCACGTCGCCGACGGCGAACGGGATCGCGGTCACGGCCGTGTAGGCGCCGGAGGTCGGGACGCGCGTGTTAGAGGTCAGCGTCATCGTCAGCACGAGGTCGCCCACCACCGGCGGGTAGTTCGCCATCGTGTCCTTCCAGAGCTGGACGGTCAGGCTCCCGCTCTGGTCCGCCAGGATCGCGTAGCCGGTGATGCTCCCGGCGAACGGCATGGGCGGCAGGTCGCCCTTGACGCCGGTCGTGATCGTCGCGCCGCCGCCGTCGATGAGATAGCCCGCCCCTGCGGCCACGCCGGTATGGGTGTGGCTCGGCAGGTCGCTGCCGGTCGCTGTGGAGAGCGCCCCGGTGCCGGTCGTCACCTTGAGCAGCCCGGTGCTCAGGCTGGCCAGCGCCGTCTCGCCGGAGAGCCCAGACTCCGCGACCTTGGTGATATACGAGGCACTGGCCGGGGCACGGTCGGCGACGGCACTGGCGAGTTGGCCCGAAGTGACACCCCCGCCCGGCAACCCGGTCTTTCCAAAGATGACCTCAACCTTGGCGATACTCATTCGTCCCTCCTACTCCACCGCCACTGCGGGCGAAAGTACGCACGGAATCGTCGCTAGGCATTGGGCGTCCGTGTTTCCCGCGTCGCGCATCCAGATCTCAAAGAGCCCTTCCCCCCAGGGCAGCAAGGCAGCCGTGGCCGCCGGGGAGGCATAGAACGACCCCGAGTGATCGACGCCGTCGCTATCCGTGATCGTCCCGAGCGTCATCCCCCCGTTGTCGGTGGAGAGCTCCAGCAGCACCACGCTATCCGGGTCCGTGGAGACCGTGTTTCGGACCTGTGCCCAGCCGATGGTGTAGCCCGGCCCTTCGGTCGGTGGATCGATCAGCGTGTTGTCCTCGTGCCAGAGGTTGATCCACCCGGTGAGCGTCTCACCCTGCTTGATGTAGAGCACCTTGTCGCTCATGGCTTAGCTGCCTCCCTTGATGACGACGCCGGTCGAGACGGCAGACGCGCCCCCGGCACTGGTAACGGTCGGGTTGAGGTAGGCCCCTGCCGGGAGGGGCTGGGCCAGGACGGTCTCGCCGATCACCTGCCCTTGCGCGATCGTGACGGTGGCCATCGGCGTCGCGCCCTGCTGGCGGGTCTCCATCGTGTACTGGATGACGCACGGCCCCGAGCTCGGTGCGGTGACGGCGTGCGCCCAGACCAGCACGAGCGTGCCCGCTTGCGCCGTCCGTTTGGCCCGGCCGTCGATCGTGGACCAGTCGAGCGTGAGCGGCGTACGGAGTGGTGCGGCGGCGTCTGGCATAATGCGTCCTGCCTCATCGATCGCTTGCCGGATGGCCTCGTTGTGGCGCAACTGGTCGGCGGGCATCAGCTCGTCCAGGAGACCGCTGTCGCGGATGGCCTGCGCCAGGGCTTCGTTGCTCATGCTTGCCCCCGTTCTTGCACAACGGCCGGTTCGATTGTTCCGTACAGGTCCAGCGCGACCTGCTGAACCTCGAAATCGTCGACGCCCGCGTTGTCACCGCACGTCAGCACGAGGTCGTAACTGCCCGCCTCGACGCTGCGCAAGTTGATCGCGAAGCGGCTCCACCAGGTCAGGCCCGACCCGTACGGACGCCGGAGCGCGTAGTCCTCCGCCATCGGGGGCATCGTGCCGGAGCTTTCGGCCTTGTTCTTCTTGTCGTTGCGATCGGTGCCCGCCTTCCAGATCGCCCACTTGGTTACGGCCAGGTCATCGACCGGCGCCCCATCGACGTACTGGCTGTTTGCGCCGTGCGCGTACCCCACGACGTTCGCCACAGACACCTTGTCTGGGAGGGTGATCGTCCAGACGCGCTCCGTCCCGTAGGGCGACGGCACGGCGTACCAGGGCACGTATTCGTCGCCCAGATGTGTGGGCGCGGTCTGGATCGGGATCGTCACCTTGTCCACCAGGCTCGGCAGTGCCGTCCCGCCGCCCCGCCAGCCGCGATACGTCGCGACGTAGGCGTCATCGACGGCCCAGTCCATCCCGAGCAGCCAATAGACGCCGTCCGCCTCCAGGTCGGTCGAGTCCGCGATGGCCACCGCGTCGCCCACCGAGAGGCCGGGCGTCCCCACCGCCTTCCAGCGGACCGGCGCGTCGGCTCCGCCGTCGGTCTCGAGGATGTTGCGGGCGGCGTCGGCAAGGTCCTGGCGGACAAGGTCGCTGTTGCGCTCCAGCTTGTAGCGATGCCCACCGATCACCGCCGGGTCGGCAATGTCCACCGTCGGGATGGAGCGGATCGGCACCTTCGCCCCGAACGCATCCTCGTAGGTCGGCCCCTGCACGTCGTAGTAGGTCACCACGTCCCGCACGCTGTACTGCCGGGAGGCGTCCAGCAGATGCACCCCGTCCCGGAACGTGACGACCGGATCGGCGTTCGGTGCGCCGGAGACGCGCGAGAGCTTGACTGCGCCGGACGGCGTGTCGTAGACCCGGTAGCCGAAGGCCTCCACCAGGCGACTGAACGTGGCAAGCGGCGAACTGCCACCCTTGAAGATCACCTTGCCGTCGTCGATCTGCTGGTTGCCGCCCAGCATGATCTCCGTCTGCCCGTCCGGCGCCAGGACCGTCTCCGCGATGTAGCTGGGCACGCCCTTGCGTTCGCAGAGCGCCACGAAGACCGAGCGGGCACTGACCGGCCCCTGCATCTCCCAGTCGTAGCGGTCTGGCTCGGCCAGCAGCCCCGCCCAGCCGTCCACCGAGAGGGTGAGCAGCCGGCCCCGCTCGGAGATCGCGCCCTCCCACTCCGGGACGTAGCCGGAGAAGACGGTGCCGACGTAGTCGTTGTGCCCGGCCTGGATTTCGACGGTCGCGTTGGGCACCACCCAGGCCGGACGGGGCAGGGGAAGGACCACCTTGGCGACCGCCTTGGCGGCGTCGACGCTGTGCTGGCCCGACACGCTGAGCACGTCCGTCAGCACCCCGCCGATCCAGACGGAGAGCCGGAGGTCGGTATCGAGGGCGTCCAGGACGCTCTGCGGGGAGGCCAGCGAGGCAACCATTACGACGCTACCTCAGGGGCGTAGCGCGGAAAGTACTGCTCGATCAGCGGGATCACGACGCTGTCCGGCACGGTGTTGATGTCCTCCTGGTTGTCCCGGATCGTCGGGTTGAGCCCGCAGCGGGCGGCGAAGCGGAAGGTGTAAGCGTCCGGGGCATTGAGCACGTCCTGGGCGAACGCCACCGTCGCCGCCGTGCGCCCGTTCTCCCCCGCACTGCCCTGCCGCTGCCAGTCGGCATGGAGGATCAGCGCGCCCATCACCTGGTTGGCGTACGGGCTGTTGATGTCGCGGGCTGCTGTCATGATCTGGTTGATGGTGAGCGCCATACGGTCCCCTTACATGGCCCACGTCAACGCGGACGTGGGCTGGCTGTCGAGATAGGTCTTCTGCCCGGCGGTCAGCGTGCCGGGGTAGGCAATCGCCGCCGCGAGCCAGACCTGCGAGCCGGACGTGATCGCGAGGGTGCCGCCGGAGTAGCTGACCGTCCCCGCACCCGAGCCGAACGTGCCCGGCGCGGTGAGCACGGTGTTGGACACCGTTGTCCCGTCGGTGGAGTAGCGGAGGTAGAGCGAGCCGAAGGAGGCCAGTGCCCCGCCAACCGAGCCCGCGGTCCGGGTACTTGGGCTGGCGTTGGCCGTGCCGTCCCACTGATCCCCGGCGAGCAGGACGCCCATACCGTCCACGGCGGGCACGAACTCCGGCACGCTCCCCGCCTTGGTGACGATCGGCTCGGAGAGGTCGATATCGACTGCCCCGGCGCCGGGCAGCGAGAGGCGGAGGAAGATGTAGGCGGTGCTGGCGTCGGTCAGCGTGCGGGTGCGGCTGAACGTCTGCCACGTCGTCGTCACCGTGACGGCGCCGCTGTTGTGGTCGGCGGTGTTGCTCGCGTAGCTGTTGCTGTTGTTGGCGTACATCTGGAGGGTGACGCTCTTGCTGGTCGTCCGGGAGCGCATCCGCACGGCGACCGTGACGGTATCCCCCGCGGTCGCGGCAAGGCCCGTCCCCGCCGCCTGGCTGATGCCGTCGAACAGGGCCGACGCCTGCATCCGCGCCGTGCCGTCGCCGTTGGCGGTCAGCGAGGCCGTGCCGCCGTCTGCCGTCCAGTTGGTCGTGCCGACAAAGCGCGGGTTCCAGACGGCGTTCTGCGCGCCGGGGATGATCCGCCACGCGCCGAACCCGCCCAGCGCGGCCGGGCGAGCCGCCCCGCTCGCCGCGCTGATCGGCCCCGCAGCGTTGCGGGAGAGCGGCTGCGTGAGGAAGAGCAGCGGGTCGGGCAGGTTGCGCACGCCGGGGTACGGCGGGGCAGGCCAGACCGGCGGGACGAAGGCGGGCGGGTCGATGTAGTCGCGCTTGAAAACGGCGATCGCCCGCCGCATCCCGCCCGGGTAGCTGATGTAGCCCGTGTGCCGGTCCAGGCTGGCCAGGTAGGTGTCCGGGAGCGTGAGGTACTGCTCGGACCCGATCACCTCCAGCGTGCCGCCGACGCGCTTGGTATGTCCCCACGGCAGGCGGAGCGTCGCCTTCTGCCCGACCAGTGCATCCATCGCCTCCAGGGCGTCGGAGTCGTCGAACAGCAGCTCCAGCTCGATTGTCCACGGATCGCGGCCACGACGCTGACGGATCGTCCGGTTGCCCGTCGCGGGGACCAACTCGGCAACGCGCGGGCCGGAAGCCCAGTCCCGCTCCGCGCCCGGCTGCCCCTGGACACCGAACTTGACGCTCCAGTTGGGGTCGTCGCCGAAGCCGGTGAACGCCTCGGTGCGCACGGTCATCGCCTCACCCCCAGTGCCCGGTTGCGGCGGGCGCTCTCTTCGGCCAGCGCCTGGATCACCCGGCCGCCAACCTGCCGGTCGAGGTCGTCCATGCCGTAGACGTTGCCGTGGACTTCGACCACGACGGTCGTCCCGCCGTAACCGCCCGATCCGCCCCGCCGCCCACCGACGTAGCCGCCACTCGCATACGCGCCGACCGTCGTCAGGCTGGCCTGCATCGCCCGCGTCTGTCCCGCCGTGTAGACGTAGGAGCCCATCGGCGTGGGGTAGAGGGCATCCCGAAGCGCCATCATCCACTGCCCTCCTGGCAACGAAACCAGTTCCGGGCCAAGTTCTGCCAGCCGGGTCAGCGCGCCGTTGACGTAGCCGCCGGACGCCTTCGGGGTGCCGATAGAGACCGTGCTGATGGTGATGGTCTTGCTGCTCGGGATCGCGGCAATGGCGGCAGCCACGTCATGGGCAGCGCCGATCACGGCATCAGCGCCCGAGTATAGAAAGAACGTCGTCCAGCTCGTGGGGATGGCGGCAATCGCCGCATGGGCGATCGCCGCGGCGGCGGCCACCGCCTCGCCGCCCGTCTGCAGGATGAACGTCGTCCAGCTGGTCGGGATCGCCGCAATGGCGGCTTGCGCGACCACAGCGGCGGCAGCCACACTCTCCGCGCCACTTTGGAGAATGAAGGACGTCCAGGAGGTCGGGATCGCGGCAATGGCTGCCTGGGCGATGGCCGCAGCGGCCGCGACGGATTCGGCGCCCACCTGCTTGATCGTGATGGTGATGTCGCGATTGCCGGTCTGGTCGTACTTGCCCATGCCGAGCTGGCCGATATTGCCAATGCCCGGCGGGAGGGCAACGGGGACAGCCTCAGGTGTCGGCTCCGGATAGAGGTTCCGCGCCCAATTGACCGCGTTCTTTCCTGCAATCGCGCCTGTGTTGAGCCGGTTCTGAAAGGCTGCTGCCATTTCGTCGGCGGCTTTCGCACCAAGGTCTTTTGCCCACGCGGCGACACTGGCTCCGAGCCCCTCCATCTGTACCTTGGGCGTGATGATGAGCGGAATCTCAGGGATATCCACGCCGGGTAGCTTGTTCAACCCACCGATGACTTTGTTGATGCCGCCGATAATGTCGTTCAGGAAGTTGAAGATCGTATCTCGAGCCCGAGACACCTGCTCTTCCAAACCATCTGTCAGGCCATCCCAAAGCCCCTTGAACGTCCCCTTCAGGAACTCCCCGGCAGCCTTCACAGCCGCAACGAGGAACTGCCCGATCGTGCTCTTGACAGCATCCCAATCCACATCCGCGAGGCTGTTGAGAATGCCGCCAAGGAACTCTCCGGCCAGACCGACGAGGGCGACCCCACCGGTGAAAATGCCTTGAATGGCGTGTCCGAGGAACTGCCCGAACGTCTGCCCCGCCGAATCCCAATCCACATCGGCCATCTGCGCGGTCAGCCAACCAAGCAGTTGCGCGGCGAGGTCGATCCCGCCGCCAATGGCATCACCGATCGACTGCCCTGCCGAGAAGGCGTTGGCCATCGCGGACATGAAGAGTTGCCGCAGCGTGTCTCCGACCGCGCCCCAGTTCACCGCACTGATGGTGTTGAGCAGCCCACCAAGCAGGCTATCGGCCAGACCGGCGAGCGCCTGGACTCCATCCACAGCCAGGCTGAGCGCCGAAGACAGATACGCCTTGACCGTATCGCCAACCGCACCCCAGTTGACCGAGGAAAGGGTATTGAGCAGGGAGCCAAGCAGCGAGGACGCAAGCCCCGCCAACGCCTGCACCCCATCCACGGCGAGACTCAGGGCATTGGAGAGGTAACCCTTCACCGTGTTTCCGACCGCCGCCCAGTCCACCGAGACGAGCGTGTTGAGCAGACCGCCGAGCAGGTTGGCGGCAAGGCCCCCCAGCGCCTCTGTCCCACTGATGGCAAGGTTGAGCGCGGACGACAGGAGCGATCCGGCTGTTGCGCCAACCGCATCCCAATCGACGCCGGTCACCGCGTCCCAGAGCGCGCCTCCGAGTTCCTGCACGCCCGTCCAGAGCGTCTGCGCACCGTTGATGACGTTGTCCCAGACCTGCGTCGCCGCGTTGCCGAACGCGAGCATGGCCCCGGAGAGGTCGCCCCGGAACAGATCGACCAGCCCCGTGCCGAGGTCTTGCGCCACGCCCATCCAGCCAGAGAACTGGTCGCGCATGCCGGAGAAGAATCCGGAGAACTGCGGGAACATATCCGCGAGCTTGGCGAAGCCAACGGCAACTACCCCAGCCGCCGCCGCGACGGGGTTGAGCCCCTGGTCCATGAACGCGCTGAGCTGCTGACCCGCATCGTCCAGCACGCCGGTAAGGCGATTGAAGACGTTGGCGACAGCACCGACTGGGCCGGCAATTGCCGGGAAGCGGGCAGCGAGGATGGCGAGTCCCGTCCCGACCGTGCCGACGACCGCAGCCACCGGGTTCATCACACCGGTCAGTGAACGGAAGATCGCGAACGTCGTCTTAGCGCCGGTGGCAACAGCAGAGAACGCCTTGCCAACTTTCTGCTGGATACCGAAGAGGTTTCGGTTCCAGGCGATGCCGAGGGCCGCACCGGCCGCCATCAAGAGGCCGAGCGGACCAAGCAGGGCTAGGAATGCCCCGCCAAGCGCCGCCACGACTGCGGTAAGCGCGCTCCACGCCAGTAGTCCGCCAAAGACAGCGAGCACGCCGCCGAGGGCCGCCACGACATCGGTAAGGTGGTCTCCAAGGAACGCGAACGCTGCCCCGAGCATCGGACCGACGACCGCCGCAGCGGCCTGCGCACCGTCCGCAAGCATCTGCAAGCCGTCCAGCAGTCCGTCTACCATCGGCATGAGCTGGTTCATGGCGCGAAGGCCAAAGAGGCTGGTCAAGAAGCCCCGCATCGCCAGGCTGATTGCCGTGAACGGATCATTGCCTCCGCCGATGAGCGACTGAATCGCGGTGATGAAGCCGGTGAAGGCGTCTACCCCCTTCGCCGCCCCGTCGATCATGCTGCGGAACATCGGCAGGACCATCATTGACCCGATGATCGCCAGCGTTTCGAGCGAGCCCTTCAACTGTTCGATGGAGCCGAGGGTGTTATCCATGCGCGCGGCGGCTTGCTGGGCAGCCGCACCGGACTGGTTGACCGAGGCGTAGTAGTCTTCCCAGCTCTTGCCCGCGGCCTTTGCCGCATCGGTCTGCGTGGCGAGCAGCGCATTCATCGCTCGGGCGCCCTGCACGTCGAAGATATCCGTGAGGTAGTCCATCCGGGCGGTATCGCTCAGCCCTGCAGTCGCCGCAGCAAGCTCGGAAACGATCTGCGGCAGTGGCTTCATTGCCCCGTTGACATCGACGAAGCTGACCCCCAGCGCGTCCATCGCCGCCCGCGCCGTATCGGTCGGGCTTGTCATGTGCAGGAGCGCCTGGTTCAGCGCAGTGCCGGCCATCGAGCCGATGAGACCCTGGTCACCCATCGCCGCCAGCGCCGTCACGATGTCTTCGATTGGGATGCTGAGCGCGTGGGCGGTGGTGCCAACGTAGGTCAGGGATTCGCCCAGCTCGGAGACGCCCGTCGCCGATGTAGCCGCCGCTGCGGCGAGTAGATCAGCAACGTGCGTCGCCTGTGTGCCGTCGAGGCCGAACTGGTTGAGCGCCGCAGACATAACGGCGGCGGCTTCGGGAAGCGCAACCCCACCAGCAGCGGCAAGAGCCACAGCCCCATCAGCCGCACCGTTCAGGATGGACTGAGTACTGACGCCGGCCTTGGCGAGTTCTTCAATCGCCAGCGTCGCTTCGTTCGCGCCGAACGCCGTGTCCTTGCCGATCTTGAGCGCGAGGTCGGAGAGCGTTTTGAGTTCCGTACCCGTTGCGCCCGTCACGGCGGCGACGTTTGCCATCCCCTGCTCGAAGCTCAGCCCGGCGCCGATGGCGGACTTGCCGAACGCGGTAACCTGGCTGATGGCCCCGAGGATGAGCCCCCCGCCCACCACGCCCATCGCGGTACTGGCCGCGCTAGCGAGGAAGCCCTGTTTCTTGGCCGCGTCGTCGGTCGCCTTGCCAAGCGAACGCAGGTCCCCGGCTACCTTGTCGGCGCCGTCGGACCTGAATTCGACCTTGACTTGGGCGGCGGTGACGGCCACGACAATGCCCCTGGGCGGATGCGGCTGACAGCCTCACGCGCTCAGGGGCACACCGAGGGACTAACGTTACGTCCAGTATACCCGACGCTCCGCCCTGCGATAGATGGCACGCCGGGCAATGCTGGTATGATGCAGGGGATGGAAACGAGCGCCACCAGGAGAGACCGATGCCCCACCCCGCCGAGCGCCAGGAGTCAATGGTCCGCGTCTATACCAAGCCCGAGGACTATTCGCGGGACGCCGCGAAACTTGCGAAAGACGGCTGGGTCGCAGCACAGGTCACGGAGCGCCAGCCGCGCCGGGGATGCGGGCGCATCCTGCTGATGGGGGTGATCTTTGCCTTCATCTTCCCCCCGAAGCCGGAACTCGTCGTCACCTATACCCGGACAACGCTCCAGAAGGGCTTTGTACGCTGCTTCCGCTGTGGCGCGGTCAATCAGACGGGGAAGGCCCACGAGTTCTGCGTGAACTGCGGCGCTGCCCTCCCCAAATGAGACCATGACCTGCGCTGCCGTGATCGTGCTAGGCCGCCTCACGCTGCTGCCCCCGTTCTACCCGGTCCGGCAGCCGGTCCCGCGTCTGCACGTCCCAGCGGTGGTAGACCGTGGCCTCCGGCGTCGAGCAGGACCGGCAGTGGATTTCGATCACGCCCCGGTCGATCTTGGCATGGAGACGCCGGGGACACTTGAGCTTCCCCGGCTTGTCTTGCTCCGTCATCCCTTCGCCCTCCGCGCCTCGACCTGCCGCCGGGCCTCGTCCTCTGCCTCCGCCACGATCCGGCCCGCCTCCGCCCAGTAGGCCGGGAACTCCAGGTACTCCATCGGCGTCACGCCCCACGACCGGGCCTCCATCACGATGCTCACGTAGTCGGGCAACGGGTCGGAGAGTCCCAGCCCCACGTTGACCTCGTACTCATCCGGGTGCGCCAGGGCCCACGCTATGAGGTCGAGGTCGTCTCGTCGTTTGGGCGCTGGGCCTCCACCATCTTATCCATCAGACCGACGAAGACCTCGATGGAGAGCTGATCGGTCCCGGATGCATCCAGCGGAATCTTTGCGCCCGCGTCATCGGTCAGGTCCCAGTCCTTGACGACCGAGAAGAACAGGTCCGCGATGCCGGGCAGGTCGTTCGCCTTGCTCAGCTCGCTCGCCTTGCGCTGCCAGCCGACCGTCACCTTGGACGGCACGATCGTCATGGTCAGCGTCTCGTCGTCGAAGGGGATGACGACCTCCTTGGTCGTCTCCCGCTGGATGCTGCTCAGCTTCGGCATGGACGGCTCCTGCGCTCTGCGGCGCTACGTTATGACTAGTACGATGCGATGGTATTGACCAACGTGACCTGGGCGACCTTGCCGCTGGTCGGGTCCTTGATGAACTCGAAGTCGAACGGCAGGGAGACGGCCGGGCTGTTCGGTGCCTTGGTGATCTCCCCGACGTTGGTGATGCGGACCGCGAGGTCGTACATGATCGAGTACTTGACGGTCGCCTCGATCAGCGGGCCGTCCGCCTTGAAGCGCAGGAACTTGACGGCCTCCGCCTCCATCGTGTCGAGCATGGCCACCCCGGCGGTATCCATCCCGAGCGTGAGCGATCCGCTGTAACTGATATCCTCCGCCTCCATCAGCGTCTCAAAGCCGGAGACGGCGCTGTTGAGCGGCCGGTCCGGCACGAACTTGTCGCCGTTGGAGACGTTGCCGGAGTAGGCGGCGAGCAGCTTGGTCGTCCCCAGGTCGGCCCATGTGTCGTCGGCGAAGACGTCGTAGCCCTGCTGCGGGATCGGCACAGCGGGCACGTCGGTCACGCCGGTCGTGGCGAGCGTTGCGCCCTTGGTGTACTTGCGGCTGATCGCCGAGCTGCTGAACGACAGGTTGCCGCGCTCGATCCCAAGGTCAAGCCCCTGGAACATGAAGTAAGTCGACTGGAGCGCCTGCACGCTGTCGCCGTACTGCGCGGTGTAGCTGACCTGCGGATCGGCGCCGGATGGGTTGAGGTTGAAGACGTGCTGCTTGCTCGTCGTGCCGCCGGACGGCGTGGTAGTTGTCGGCGGGCCGTAGATGCTGGCCAAGACGAAGCCGATATTGTTGAAGTCCTGGATGCCCTCGACGTTCCAGGTGCTCCACATGTCGCCCAGCTGGACGATGGTGTTGACCTTGTGGCCGCTGGCCTTGAAGCTCTGGGTCCCGTCCACGTTGTAGGACGGCGTGAGCTTCATCGACAGCAGCCGCTTCATCGCGTTGACGGCTGCGGTGCCGGGCGTGGTCTCCTTCTGCAGGAGGACCACCTGATTGACGACGGATCGGGCCATGTCAGCCTCCTGACGTGATCTCTACGGTGTAGACGGTGCCGAGTTGCCGGTACTGGTCGCCGCCTTCGGTGAAAGCGGTCAGCGGGTACTCCCCTTGCGCACTGAACCAGACGGTCCCGCCGGGGACGTCGAAGCGCGCGCCGTGGAAGTGAGCCAGTGCCGCCTCGGCTGCGGCAAGGACCGGCTCGTCTGACGCGCCCTGCACGAGGAAGCGGATGACGTAGCGCAGGGTCTCCTGGTAGATCGGGGCGGACGTGTCGAGTTCCGGCGTGTTGTAGACGGAGTGCTCCATCCAGAAATTGCAGGCCGGGAGCGCGACGCCCTGCGGCACGACCGGGCCGTTGATGATCCGGCCGGCCACCGCCGCCGTGACGGCGGAGAGGCCGGAAAGCTCCGTGTAGATGACCGGATCGACGATCCGCGCCCCGAGCATCAGAGCCCCTCCACCGCGCGGCCCAGTTCGGCCATGTACCAGGGGGCAACCTCATCGGCCGCGCCTGACGCGAACGCCCGCGGGGCGATGTATCGTGTCCCGAACTCCTGGTACCCGGCATACGGCGCCGTGTACGTGATTGAGGCGCCAGCCCCCGTGGACTCGACGACCTTGGTGCTCACCAGCCGTCCGGTATCCTTGGGCGTCTTGGGGTCCGCCGCCGCGACGAACCGCTGTGCCACCTGCGCGTTGGTGGCTGCGACCTTCGCCGCGACGCCATCGCCCATCGGGATCAGGCGGTTGAAGACGACGGAGATGATGGCGCTCACGCCTTCTTCTCGTCGTCGGCCTTGGCCGGCTTTTTCTCCGGCTCCTCGTAGATATCGCCGTTCTGGTAGCGCAGAATCTTCGCGTCCGGGTGCTCCCGGAGCGCGATCTTGTCGGACTCGAATCCGTACTCCCGGCCGTCCGGGAGCCGGGCTACCACGGGCTTGGTTGCCACGGTCTGCCTCCTAGGTCCTGTCTTCGAGCGTGATCGTCATCGCCAGATCGTCCGGGTTTGGCTGGTCGATCGCCACGACCGCGAACCGCCGCGTGCCGTTGACGACCAGCTCGTCATCGGTCTGGATATCCACCCGGCCGTCCAGCCGGAAGTCGTACTGCGTCCGGCCCACGACCTGCTGGGCAACGACGCGCTCCCCGCCCATCCGGTTGGATGAGAGCAGACGCCCGACAGTTGGGACACCTGCTGACTGCGTGACGGGCTGCCACGTCTGTGTCTTGCCGCCCCGGCCGTCATCGACGAGTGCCCGGCGCATGACCACGAACGCATCCGCCCAGAACATCCGGAACGTCGCGTCCAGCCGCGAGAACGCCTCGGTGATCTGGCCCGCCGTGCCCGGTGTCAGGTAGGGCCTCACCATGTCCGCCCCCCTGCCAGATACCGCGCGCGCACGCCGATCATCTGCCCGACGCCCGCCTGGGAGACCGCTGCATCAACGGCGGCGATCTCCTTGCGCAGGCCATCGAGCATGGCACGGAGCGTCTTGGCCTGCTCCGGCCAGTTGATGCCTCCCACCCCCTGCTGATTGATCCCCGACGGCTGGCGATCCATCGCGTTCGCGACCGGCTCGATCATGTCGGCCTTCGCCCGCTTGTAGGCGAGCGACTCGACCTCGACCGCGCCGTAGAGCGCCAGCTTGGCCTCGTACGTCGTATCCGGCTGAAACTCGTTCGCCGGGTCGATGTCGTACAGCGCCAGCCGGAGATGGTCTTTCAGCGTGGGAAGGGAGGCATCAAAGCTCATGCGTCACCCTTCGCCTTGGCGGTCCGCTTGGCGGGCACCGCCTCGGCCAGCGCCTCCAGCGTCTCCGCGATCCACTCCAGCCGCAGGGTCGGCTCCGCGATCGGGTCCCGGTGATCCGACGGCAGTGGCGCGATCTCGACGCCGAGCCGAGCCGACAGGGCGTCGATCGCCTCAGCAATCCGGCCCTGTGCCGCGTCCGCTCGCAACGCCATCCCGATCGTCGATGCCACGAGGCCCCTCCTTAGCTCCAGGCCGCCGGGGTCGTATAGGACCCGTTGGTCGTCAGCTGCATGACCGCGAAGCCCAGCCGGTTGGCGACGCCGTAGCCGAACCGCTCGACCCACGTCTGCTTCCAGAAGGGCCAGTTCTTCTGCTCGTCCACGAGCCGGAAACCCGCAAGGCTCGCGTACTCGGGGATGCGGCGCTTGACCGGCGCATCGGCACCGACAACGCCCGCGACGATGTAGCCGTCCGGGACACGGTCCCAGATGTAGACGTAGGCGCCGGAGTTGGGATCGACGCCGAGGAAGGTGCCGGGGACGTTGACGCCCGCCAGCTCGCTGGCAACCTGCTCGCCGTACGCCGGGCTGATACCGCTCACCGGCGTGTCCACGAAGTTCGTGATGCCGGTGAGCACCTGGATGCGCTGGGCGGAGTTGATGAACGCGACCACCGGCGCAGCCAGGTCGACGTGCTCGCGAACCTCGGCCGCCAGCGTGACGAACGGGTTGTTCGTCGGGCTGATCGATCCCGCTGCGTAGCCGGACACCAGGTAATGGTTGTCTTCCGCCTCGGTGTCGGAGTTGACCGCCGCCGGGTAGAGGGTGCCGTCGCTGTTGGCGAGGCGCCGGATCGTCAGGTCGCCGTAGTCGACATCCTTGTAGGTGTAGTTGGTGTTGTTGCCGATCGCCTTCAGAATCTCGCGGGCGTGACGCTTGGCGTTGCCCGCCGTCTTCGCCGCAACCTCACGATCGAGGTCCGCCACCGTCTTCCGGGCGTAGGTCTCCTCGTTCCATCCGAGCGCCCAGCCGAGACGGATGATCGGATAGGCAACGGTGAAGTCGCCGGCGGTGTGCGTCTCGATCGGCCGTCCGTCCGGACCGAGGGTCTGCCCCTCGTCGTAGCCAGCGAGGACGACGCGCTCGCTCGGCTTGGTCGTCTGCTCGACCACGAAGAGGTTCTGCGCCTCGTCGCGGGCCTGCTGGTACTTCTCCAGCACGGCGTTCATGGCGGACGTGAGGTCCGCATCGTTGATGAGGTTGAGCGGCTTCGTGCTGTCAACCTTGAGGATGCCGCCAAACAGGCTCATAGAGGGCTCCTTTCAGGCTACGGCAGCGCGACGGGATCGGCGCTAAGCGAGATGTCGACGTACAAGAACTTGGTCCCGTTGACGTCCGTCATCTGCTGCACCGAGCCGACGGGGAAGACGACATTGCCGGTGCCGGTCGGCTTGGTGTCCTGCACGGCACCAGCGGTCGCGGTGGACAGGTAGAGGGTGGCCCCGGGGTTGACCGAAGAGAGGTCGAATCCGAAGAGGATGCCCTCCTTCAGCGCCTCGACCGTATCCCCGGCGTTGGCGTCGCTCGTGGCGAAGCCGATTGCCTTGGCGGTGCCGACGGCATTGGCTCGGGCCTTGGCGACCCGGCCGTTGGTCTTGCGATAGACCAGCTGCCCTCGGCTGATAGACTCATCGGCCACGGTTGGCTGTCGGCGTCCAAGGACGGCCTCGCCTTCTCGCAGCCGGGCGGGAGTGACCGTCAGATCGGCCATGCGTCGCTCCTTACATCAGTTTCGACTTGGGGACGGGGCTTTCGATGGGGCCCTGTCCGCCGCCGCTCGGTGGCGGGTTGCCACCGTTGCCTCGTGGGGTGTCCGCAATGCGCTTCTCGGCAAGCTGGCTGGCCTTGGCAAGCCACGTCTGTCGCTCCGTGATCGGCTCGTCATCGTTTGGCGCCATCGCCCGGTAGTCCTCGGGCAGCTTGGCCACAGCGGCCTTGTAGTCGCGTTCCGCTTGCTCGCGCAGGGTAGTCAGCTCAGCGGTCAGGGATTCGATCTGGGCATCCTTCGCGGCGATCGCCTGGTCCAGATCGGCCTTGACCTTGTCGAACTCGCCACGCTTGGTGGCTTCGTCCCGCTGACGGGCTTCATCCGCCTTGCGCTTCTCGTCAGCCGCCGCCGCGTCCCGCTTTTCGCGATCTGACTTCAACTCCGCCGCGATCTTCTTGGAGATCCATTCCGACTGTTCAGGCGAGAACTCGATCTTCTTCGGCTCGGTCGTCTCGGTCGTCGTGGATTCGGTGGTGGTCGTGGTGGTGTCCGTCATCGGGTGGTCTCCTCCGGGTTATCCGCCCCGGTCCGGTGGCTCCAGCAAGGCGACGGCTGGTACGTCTGGCTCCGGGATTGACGGCTCCACGGTGGCCGGAACGCAAAACGCCCTCTGCTGCTCGGGAGGGAGGCAAAGCCTGCGTCCACGAACGACAGAGGGCGAGCCGACGCAATGCGCCGGGTGGCCGTTATGCGGTTATGTTCATCATAGCACGGTCATAGCGTACGTGAATACGTCCTAAGCGGCGATACGGTCCACTAGGTCCCAGACGGGAGAAAGCTCTTTGATTGCCTCGTACCGCCTCCGGATCGCGTTCAAGTCCTTGATCGCCTCCTGGAGCGCCTCGGCACGAAACTCCGGGTCCTGTACGACAACTTGGACCGGGCGATACCCCGCCCCTCGATCTTGCGTTTCAGCGATGCGCCCCACGCTGACGAATGCCGGCGCCTCCGTTTCCTGCCCATTGCGCTCGACACGAACAACAATAGCATTGATGACGTTGCGAGCTTCCTGGACGCGCCACCGCTGTGCGGCCTCCGCGTCGTCCCAGGTGAAGAGGCGGTGCAAGTCCCTTGCACCGCCTCCTGCTTCCTGCACCAAACGGGCCGGGGTACACATCCCTTCCCGTTCGGCAATGCTGGCGATGGCCTCTCCGACCGTCTGCGCATCTACACCCGCTCCAGGTGCTCCATGCTTGCGCCATTCGTAGATCATGCTGCCAACTCCCACATGCCGAACGATCCGTCCTTCTCCGGGCGCCATTCTCCGACGCCAGTGCCGAACCCCGCCTGCATCAGCAGCGCGGCAAGTTGCTCGTCACTGATATTTCGCGCGTTGTACTTGATCGTGATGTCGGCAGACCAACCGACAAACTCAGCTCGGTATCGGATGTCTGCAGTGCCCATCGCAATGCGAACCATGTCCTCGCGGGGAGACGGATCGCCGATGATGCGGATGAGGTCTTCACCGTCCACGCCGCGCTCGCCATTGATGTGGAAAGCAGCGCGAAGATCGGTCATCGCCAGACCGAGCGACTTCCCCGCCCGCACCATCGCTGCCTTGAACCCGATAGCCGGGAACCCACAGCCGCCATCCGGCAGGCGATAGATCGAATCCTCGAAATCCTTTTCCGGGTTCTTGGCTTCCTTTGCCGGGGCCGCCTTCTTCATCTGCTTGTCGAGCATCGCCTTCTTCGCCTTCTCACTCCACTTGTGCGAGATCAGCGGCGTCGTGCCCTCGATGCGAAACGTCACCGTGCGAATGTCCGGAGCCGGAATGCTGATGCCTGCCGTTGCCATCTAGTGCGCCTCCTGTGAACTGCCAAACCTGCCGTGCCCCGCCACACCTTGCCAAACCGCGCCCCGCCTAGCCTGCCTCACCTTGCCTAGCCTCGCCTGACCCACCAAGCCCAACCCATCCCCGCCCCGCCTGCCAAGCCATGCCTCGCTACGCCACACCATGCCAAACCACGCCGGACCTCACCATGCCTGACACCCTAAGGTGACATCTCTACAGTATCATCATGATACTAGTATTGCAACGATGTCGGCGTGATACTGTCGGCAAGGAGGGATACACCCATGGAGGTGACACGCTTGGTGCTTCGATTGCCAACAGAGCTATGGGAAGAATTGAAGAAGTGGGCAGCGGCGGAGGATCGCTCACTGAACGCGCAGATCGTCCATCTGCTGCGCAAGGCGCTGGATAACCGGGGGAAAGGTTAGGCGGCCTTCCGCTCCTGCTCTTCCGCCATCCGTTCCAGTTCGTCGGCAACTTTGCTGATGGCGATCAAGTGACGACGAACGGTGGCGGACATGCGCTTGACCTTGGTGGCGTCATCCTCGGGCGGATCGGGCTTCAGCTTGACGCCGACGGGTTGGGTCCGGGCGATCATCAGTACGTCCCTCCGCACACCGGGCACACGTACCCGTCGTCATCCGTCTCGTCCGGGCAGTAGTCGCAGAGGGAGGTGGTCATCGCAACACCATCACAATCCAGACAATGAGCACGGAAACGTTCATCCCAACTATGAAGCCGTTGACCCATACGCCACGCTCCGTCCGCTGCTGGCTCCGCACCATCCTTGCAGCCGTCGCTGCCGCAAGTCCGGTTGGCGCCGAATCCCATAACCTCACGCCCTCCCTCTGTTCCGCACTCTCCATCACATCGTGCCTCCGTACTTCTCGATCAGATAGTCGCCCAGCCGCAGGTCCTCGCGGAAGATCAGCGCCCGGCGACACGCGCATCTCGGGTGCGGCATCTCCGGCACGTTGCGCGGCCGGTAGCCGCCCGGCCCTAGCCCGTCGCTCTCGTCCTCCGCGTAGTCGTTGCACTCGTCGTCGTAGCTATGGCTGGCCGACAGGACCCACCGCAGCCCCACCACGTCCGGGGCAATCTCCGCCGCCTGCTTCTCCGCCTCGTGGTAGACGTGCGCCGTCTCCGCCTGCACCAGCAGCCGGGCGTGGCGAGCGGCCTGCCCCTCCTGCCCCGGTGCGACGTAGCGTTCGATCCGGCGCGCGATCTGGTCCGGCGTCTGCCCGGCTTTGATGCCCTCCCGGACCGTGCGGTCGATCTCCCGGCGGACCTTCTGCCCCTGACGCCAGATGCGGTCCGACAGCCGGTAGCGCGTCCCGTCGCCCTCGACCCATCGCCGGTTGGCGTCCAGCTTGCCGGAGCGGGCGAACGCCTGCCGGTCCGCCTCGAAGCGGGCCAGCGTCCGGGCGAGCGGGTCGTTGCTCTCCAGGCCCTGCCGCAGCATCCCGGCCTTCACCCGCCCCCAGAGCCCCGCGCCCTTGCGCTCGACGGCCCGCTCCATGCGCTGCCAGAGCGCCTCGAAGGGCCGGAGCGCCCCCCGATCGGTGGACGTCAGGATCGCGCCGAACAACTCGGAGGTCAGCGCCGCCGCCTTGGTCAGGCCGAACGCCTTGCCGAGCAGCCCGTCGATCTGGCGCATCAGCCATCCCGTCGTGCTACGGGTGATGGCCGCCGGGAAGTCGAGCACCGCCCGCCGCAAGGCCGCCCCGAGCGACCGGGAGAACCCATCCACGAGGGCGAAGCCGTCCCGGAGCAACGTGTAGAGCTGGCGGTCACGGGTGAGCACATTCGGCCTCGGTGGTGATGGTCGCTGGTGTCATGGCGTGCTCCTGGGGGCTAGGGTGTCACATCGTAGATCACAAGGTCGCTGACCGCGATCGTGCCGGGAGCCTCCGAGCCAAGGTCAACCTCAGCATAGATGGCCGTGACCCCGGCGGGCACCACCACAGGAGGCGTTTGGATGCGCGTTGGGCCGATCGGTTGGTCAAAGGTGTATCGCCAGTGCAGGTTTGCCGGGTTGTATCCCCACTTGACCACCCCGATTGCGCCGGCCCCGACCATCTCGATGGTGATAGCGGCCTGGATCACACGCCCCGGTGTGACCGCCTTGGCCGGTAGCCCACAATACCGGGGCTCGTGTGCTGTCCGGGTCACGGCAAACGCTGCGCCCGTGTGCCCGCTCCGTGTCCCCGTGGTCCTGGTCAGCCCGGACGTGCTGCCGCCGTAATCTCCCATCCCGGATGGGACAGTCCCGTCGTTGGTCAGTAGGAGTCCGTTGGGATTGCCGCTGTTGTCCGGGACGAGGTTGAGCGGATCGGCGTTGTCCCACGACCCCATCGTGACGCGCGGTCGGATGCGTGACGCAATGGCTGCCCATACCGCCTCTCCCAGCAGCTTGCAGGCGAGGCTCGATGGGTGAGTCCCATCCACGGTCAGCCCTGCCGCCCATGCACCCGTCAGTGGGTCAACGACTACACGATACAGGTCCACCAACAGGACGCCGTTAGCCTCCGCATAGGCACGCTTGGCGGCATTGATCGTGAGGATCTTGCGGCGATCTGCGGCCAGCATCGCCTTCGCGGTCGTGTTGCTCGCCGGAGGTGAGCCCGCAGGCGTCCCGCTCCCCGTGTCTCGATACCAGCAGGCGTATCGTCCCTGGCCCCCGGAGCCACGCACCTGGGCGAGGCGCAAGAACGTCGTGCCGCCGTCAGTGGACTTGTAGAGGTCCCATCCGATCACATCATCGCGATACGGCACCTCGATGACCACGGCGTTGGTCGTCCCGCTGGATACGGTTGCCGTCGCAGCAGGGCTGGGCAGGGTCGCGCCAAGCGCATTGGCCCACACCACCTTGTACTGCGGACTGGACGCGCCAATGGTCCCGCCAGTCGCTTCGACGACCACGGTCGGTGCCGCCGGAGTCGGTACCGCCGGACACCCGGATGGCGTCAGCGTCGTCATCACCAGGGCAGCACCTGCCGCCCGAGTTCGCCGGTGGATTTCCGCGATGTTTGCGATCGTGCCAGCCGCGGAATTGTTGCCATCGAGGGAGTCGTTGGTCCCCATGTCCTCGATGACCACATCGGGATTGAGTGACAGGATTTCGGCATCGAAGACATCGAGCAGCTGGGCCGAGGTCCAGCCACCATGTCCCCAGATGTGTGGCATGTCGATCTTGCCGTTGGCCGCGACACCGGTCCAGATCCCCCACGCCCGGAAGTAGGACCGGTTGACAGCATCGGCCGCCCCCGCCGCTTTGCTGTCTCCGGTGATCGCAACCGTGTGCCCCCAGCCGCCACCGATGGCAGCGTCAGTCGCCGCCGCCACGTCCGCCCCCAGCGCCGCGCGGGTGACGTACCCGCCGGCCTGCTGCAACGTCTGGTTGCGGAGCACCTGCAAGCTCACCGGCCCACTCGCCGGAACGGTGATGCTGAACCGCGTCTCCGGCGCCGTCTGCGCCTCGAAGTAGCTTTCGCTGTACTCCGGATAGCTGACGACATACTCGCCCGCAGGCAGATCGACCGAGAAGGCCCCGAGGCTGTCCGTCCTCGTCTTGACCAGCGGTTCGGGCAGCACCGACGACGCACCATAGTCGCCGGGTCTGGCGTGGAAGGCGATCAGCAGGCCAGTCCAGATGGTCACGTTGTCCGGCTTGAGGACCGGCCCGGTAATCGTCGTCATGCTGCGTGCTCCTCGGCGCTGTCTGCGCTCTCATCGACCAGCGGCGCGAGGTCGCCCGCCAGCAAGTCGTGTCGGGCCTGATCGTTCAGGATCATGGTGATCTCGGCGGGGCTCTTGCCCAACTGCGTCAGCCCCCACTGCCCAAGTTCCGCCGTCCGGGCCAGCAGGTCGATCCGCTCCGTCTCGGTCGGCAGGATCACCGGGCGGTCGGAGATGCCGAAGTCCATCAGCCCCGCCTTGTAGCTCGCCAAGTCGTAGGGCAGGAACACCTGCTGGCGCTTGGTCAGCGGTCCCTGCCAACCAATGCCCACACGCTGATGAGCGCGCCAGCCGAGCATGGCGATCGCCATCTGGAACGCCTTGATGCTCCCGGCGTCGTAGCCAGCCCGCGCCTTCCGGCACCGGGCCGCCGCATCGCCGAGCAGCCGTTCAGCGCCGGGCGCTGTCACCTGGCTCATGTTCCGGAGCTCGCGAAAGAAGGAGGCTTCAGGGTTCTCGGCGAGGATGCCGTCGCGGATGAACTCGATCATGGCGAGCATGCCGGCGACGTCGGCCTCCGGCTGCTGGATGCCGGCGTCCTTGTCGCCCTGCCAGTAGTTCAGCGTCTCCGCCATCGCCCGGGCGTTCTCATCGGCCGTCTGGCTGCCGACCGGCCCGGAGAGGTCGATATTCGGGTTGCTCGGGGCCAGGCTCTGCCCCGAGCGGATCACGATCGGCGCGTTGAAGATCTTGTGCTGCAGGTCGCGACCGTGCGAGAGCAGGCTGTTGAGCTGCAACAACCCCTGCATCGCACTGTCGGCTGCTGCCATGCCGCGCTCGGAGAACGGATTGACGGTGTGCCGGTCGGCCACCATCGGCACGAATCCGTACGGGTTCGGCTGCACGGCAGGCCCGATCCCCGCAAAGGCCCAGGGCCGACCGTCCTTGAAGTACCGGAACGCCTCCTTGTCCACCTGCTTGGTAAACGTGTAGGTCTCGGTCAGCTTGCCCTTCGCGTCCACCTCCGTGACCTGGTACTCCAGCGTGTAGGCCTTGACGTTGCCCACTGCGTCGAGCGTGAGCTCCGTGACGTACCCCGGCCAGATGGTCACGGGATAGACAAACCCTCGGTCGATGTCGTCGTACAGCTCGGTGTAGCAGTCGCCCAGCGCGGCACCGATGGTCGGTCGGATCGCCATGCCCTGCCGCCAGTTCCAGGCGTTCCAGAGCTCGCTGATCGCCCGGAGCAGCTGCGCCGCCTCGGCGTCCGTGCTGACCTGCGGATCGATCGGAATCGCACCCCGCGTCCCGTCCGGCAGCGGCTTGCCGTCCGTGCTCAGATCGCCCTGGTACACCGTCGTGGCGTAAAAGTTCACGACCGCCGGAACGTGCTTGTACAGGTAGGACGTGTTGGCGTAGACGCGCCGGTCGCGCATCAGCTCCGACCACTGGTTGAGGTCATCGAACAGCGAGCCGGAGTACATGGCCCAGCGCAGGGAGTAGAGGTCGGGGAGCGTCCGGCCCGGGTTGTCGTTGTCGTACTGGGTCCACGCGGCCGCACCGGCCCGAATGCTGGTCATGATGCGCTCCAGGAGATGTGCCACACTACCTGACTCCTCGTTGGCGTTGCAGGGAGCGCAGGAGCGGGCTGTCCTGCAGCGGGCCGGTTGTTTGGCTGGTCCCGATCAGGGGCCGGGCGAGCTGCGTGAAGGCGTCTACCTGGTCGTCATGCGCGCCGTTCGGGAACGCGGCCAATTCGGCGATGAAGTCCTCGACCCACGGCGCAAGGGCGGGATGGGGCAGGTAGACGTTCCCGGCCTCAACAAGTGGCGTCACCGCGTGGGCGCGGGCTTCCTTGCTGCCTTCGACCTGCACCGGGATCAGCCCGCCAACGGATCGCTTCAACGTGTCGATGACGGCGGCGCCGTTCGCCTTCTCCTCGATGTACTTGGCGAGGAAGTCGGGGTAGTACTGAGCGAGGTCGACCACGGCGTTGACGGTGCCGGGGAAATCCGTTCGCTCGCGGAACATGCGGGGCATGATGAAGAGGTCCGGGCCATGTGTCGCGCCGGCGAGCCCGACGACGTAGCTGCCCTCCTTGGTCTCCTTGAACGTCATGTCCCAGGACTGCGCCGACTTGTCCCACCAGGCCGGCTGTTCGACAGCCGCGATTGGGCGGACGGAGCCATCGGGGAAGCGGACCGGCACCGGCGGGAGGGCCATGCCGCGCGGCTGCCAGTAGCGCCACCAGTGCCGCTTGAACGTGCCGCCCTCGGCGGGAGCCGGAGCCCCCATGTATTGCGCTTGCCAGACGCGGGAACCAACAGACTGCCTGATCTTCTCCAGAGCTTCTACCGGCCAGTACTCGGGCCAGAGCGCCGATCCCTCATCATCGAGCGCGGGCATGTGGATATGCGTCCATTGCTCGCCGCCATGTTCCATCTCGGAAAGCAAGCGTCCGGTCAGATCATCTTCGTGCCAGCGTGTTGCGGTCAGAATAATTGCGCCACCCGGCTGAAGCCGGGTGCGCAGCGTCCCCTGATACCACTCCCAGACACCCTCCCGTACCGTCTCGGAATCAGCGTCTGCCGCAGAACGGATCGGGTCGTCGATCAGGATCAGATCAGCGCCGTGGCCCGTTGGCGACCCACCAACGCCAACGGAGAGGTATCCACCCTTTCGCCTGGCAATGTCCCACGCTGTTACGCCCCCCTTGTCCCCGGCAACCCGAACTTCCGGGAACGGCCACTCTGCCTGTGCCAGCTTGTTCCGTACCCGGCGGCTGAAGGTGTAGGAGAGTTGTGCGGTATGCGATGAGGCGATGATGCGCTTGTCGGGATTGCGCCCCAGGAACCACGCCGGGAAATGCTCGGAGACGTTGAAGCTCTTCGAATGGCGTGGCGGCATCGTCACGATAAGCCGGGCCAGCTCTCCCCGCTCCACCGCTTCGAGCGCGGCAACCAGCGCGTCGATATGCTTGCCCGCAATGTACCCCGGCGACATCGCCCGGTTGAACGCCATCAGCGACGACCGGGCCGGGTTGGCCCGCTTGCGCTGCACCCGCCAGATCGCCCCCGCTACTGCCTGTCTCGGCGTCAGCGCGGTATTCATCGGCCACCGCCCAGGATGGCTTCGAGCTCTCGCATCACGTCGTCAGTGTCAAGGCCGGCCGCACCAGCCATTTCCTGCACCAACTCGCGGTACTCGACGGTGAGCTTGTCTTCCCGCTTCTGCGGTGCGTCTAGCCCGAGCAACGCCGCCCGCCGGTCCATCACCTTCAGCGCCACCTCAACCGTCCGGGGCGTGTACTTGTCTTGCCGTTCGATGGCGGGCCAAAGGGACTGCCACATGGCGTCCAGTCGCTCCAGTTCGAGGTTCCGGAGTTCGTCAGACGGCTCCTTGAGCGTCTTCTTCAGGGCGGCCATGACCGCCTTGTACGCCCCCTGATGCCCGGCGTAACCAAGCTCGTCAGCGATCTGCTGGAAGGTGTACCCGCGCTTCCGGAGCGAGACAGCCTGAACCTGCCGCTCAATCGCATTGAGCGCATTGCTACTCGCTTTAGTGCTACTCCGGGTTCGATCCGCCATCTCGCCACCAGAAACAGAAAAGCCGCCACCAGACCGTAAGGATCATCCTTACAGACCTAGCGACGGCTGCGCACGCCATCTCGCTCGATTACGGTCAAGTATACCCGCTAGGCCGCGATTGGGGAAGCCGCTGGAATGTCGGCCACCACCCGTCTGCCCGTGAACGCCCGTGGCTCTCCGCAGTCCGGGCAGCGGACCACGACGGCCAGCCGGGTGACGTCGATCATGGCCGGTCGGGCGGTGACGATGAGATCACCGGACTTGGTGACGCGGCCAAGCTCGCAGCGGCAACGGAGGCACGTCCAGGGGCCGGGCTTCGCGGTCATGGCTCCCTCCTGCCAATGAGCACAAAGTTCTCAGGGGTGACCCGTCGGAGTCGCGTATCTACGCCATCCCGTACGATGCCTATTCCGTCGCCGAAGATAGCAACAACGGACGATGTACGATGGGCGCTGCCATGCCGGTGCACACGGTCACCAACCTCCGGCGCCTCCCCGTACTTGTAATGCAGCGGCAGTGTTGGCGAGGTAGATGGATTCGCGCCCCGGAGTCCTCGCAGCACGCGATCTATCTGTTGCTGGCTGACCCGCAGTTTGCTGCGAATGTCTATGTCATACACTCCTGCGAACGAAAGGGATCGGATCTCTGCATCGATCGTCTTGCGTCGGAATGCCTGCTGTGCCGCTTGACGACTGATACCTAGTTGATTCCCAATCTCACGCCACGACATGCCAGCGTCACGCATCTCCTGAAGAGACGGGGCGTCACTCACCGGCCTCCCCCCCCTCTCCCTCGCCCGCTCGGCGTCCTGCACCAACCGGCGGAACAGCGCGTGGTACTCGTCAAGCCGCAGCCGCTCCGTCTCGTCCGGAAACTCGCGCAGGATGTCGGCAGCGAGCACGTAGGCCTGCTCGCTGGCCTTCAGCGCCTTCGTGGCTTTGGTGACACGGGCTGATGGGGTCATGCGGCCACCTCCCCCGCCTCGTCCCACTCCAGCTCCACCCGGACGTATCCCACCCCAGCCGGGTCCCGCTCCTGCACCACCGTCCCCAGCACCAGATGCTTGTCGTTGACGCCCAGCGCGTCACAGACGCCATCCTGGATCGCCTTAGCGTTACTGACGATGTTGTCGGCGTCGCGGTGCTTGGCGCCCTTGCGCAGACCGATCGTCCAACTGACCGTGACCGGCGGCTCGATGAGCGACCGCACCGCCTGGACGTCGAGCGATCCGAGCGTTGCCAGCATCGCCATCTCGCGGGTCTGCTTGACGATCCGCGCCTTGGCGTAGCGGTTGGGTCGGGCGTTGGGGGAGAGTTCCGGGGGAAGGTCCCCCGGAATCGTGATCGTGGCTTTCATGGCTGGGCCTCCCACTCCCACAGTGCCAATCGTCCCTTGGCAGGCACCGGCGTGATTGACGTCACGTCATCGAGCAGCCACCCGTAACGGGCGGGCTGAAAGTCGCCGAACGCCTGCTCGTCCTCGCTCAGACTGCCCAGCAGAGCGTCCATCTCTGGCGTGCACGTCTGGATGCAGTCCACGAGCGTGGCCGTCGCGATGACCGATCCGAGCGGAAGATTGCCGACTCCGATCTTGCTGAGGTGCGGGGCCATCTCCGGGGTCAGCATGGCGATATCCCGGTCACTGGCGTGGAACGTGGCGCTGGCGTGAATCGCGATCGGCCCCCGGTAGTGCGTCTGCCAGGATCGAGTTTCGATACGTTTGGCTCCGAGGGCGATCAGCGAGGCCCATGGTTGGCGAATGGTGATTGCTTTCACTTCTTCGCCCCTCCCGCCCGCAGTGCCGCTTCCAGCCCGGCGCGGACACGCTTGCGTTGATCCGTATCGCCCAGTCCCACCGGCCACTGCATGTGCATGTAGAACGTGTCGATCATTTCATCCGTGACCACCTCCGTCCCGCGCGACAGGGCGCTCTCCCGCCCACTCCGGTACCCGGCCTCGTGGCCAGCCGCCCAGCCCGCCTGCCAGTCAGCGGAGGTGGGGTCGGGCGACAGGGCGTCGAGGCGCTGTTCGAGGTCGGCAAGGCGCTCCTGGTGGCCTGCCTGCCACTCCCGGATGGACGCCAGCTCGTTGGAGGTGTCGGCGGCCCAGCGTTCGAGGTCGGGGATGGACTCTACCAAGCCGGAAAGAGTCTTCTCGTCGAAGCACTTCAGCTTCGCCACGGTCTTGCCCTTGATAAGGATGTTTGGCTCGTAATCCTCATCCTTCGCCGCCGCATCGGTAGGGCTGGGGGTGATGTCCCGGATATTGACCGTCTCACCCGCATGATGCGCCCGTATTGCATCGTCTGCGAGGTCATCCAGCGCCTCGATCTGTTTCGGTGTTGGCGTCTCCCCGGCGCGGTCGGCGGCGAGGATGCCCGGGAACTCCTTGGCAACCTCGGGGTCAACCGTCGCGTCCCATACGTTGATGGCGTCGTAGAGGGCAGCGGAGTCCTCTATTATCCACGCCTTCACCGCCGCCTCCCGTAGCGTATGGCCCGCCCTGCGCAGGGCGGCGTTCTCATCCCGCAGCGGGGCCAGCATGTCGCGCTCGATGGCGGCGAGACGCTCTGATGTGAGCACAACAATCCTCTCTGTGGATTCTATGTTGTAGTGCAGAACGATCCAGTGATCCCGTGCTTCTTTCGGGAGGTCCGCCGCCTCCCGCAGCCGCTCGTACAGACTCGGCTCACTTGGCATCGGGTGCCTCCTCGGTAGCCGACAGGTACTCCCACAGGTCGGCAAGGGCGTCCTGGTACCCCTCGTTGTAGGCGTCGCTGGGAGACGTGACGGCTCGCTGGCAAATCCACGCCTTGATCCGGCGGGTTGCGTCGTCGTGGACTGCCGGGATCAGCACAGGGAGTGCTGTCGCCACAATGCGCTGGATCATCTCACCGGGGTCTTCGTCGCGAGGGTCTGGCCAGTTGTCCCGAACGGCGACCTCAAATACATGCTCCGCCGCCCGGTTCAGCACGTCGTCGCTCAGGCCGTAGTCGGTGTGCTCAGTCATCGGTTGCCCTCCAGTCTTGCCTGCGACGCTGCAATGCTCCTATCGCAATCGAGGCGTCGCGCTTGGTGATGGTGTCGATGGTCGCCTCGGTGTTTCCGAGCACTTCTTGCAGGTAGTCGTTCAGGAGCCCCGCGTTGATCCGGAGGTCATTCGCAAAATCCCGAAGCACCTTCTTCTGCAGCGTGGTTGCGGGTGCATGTCCTGGTGTTCCTCCGATGAGGTCGGCGAGGGTATCAGTCATTGCTTTTGCCCTCCCGCTGCTCCCTGATCCGCTGATTCCGCGCCGCGTTCTCCGCCAGCTCCCGTTCCATCGCCTCCCGATCCCGGATCAGATACGGGCTCAGGTGCCGCGTGCCGTCCGGCATCTCGTACACCGAGTAGAGGTTCTCCCGCTGCTCCGCTGCCCGGATCATCGCATCGGCCACCTCACTCATCGCTCTCGCCCTCCCTCAGTGACGCCTCCACCGTTACGAGGATCACCAGGAGCATCAGGGCCGCTCCTGCGATCATCCCGGACACAAACCAGAGTCCATCGCTCATCACGCCGCCTCCCGTCTGCGCTGCCACTGCTCGGTCAGCGTCCGGCTCACGACCTGCCACAGCTCGTCCGCGTCCTCCCGGTTCGGCGCCAGCCCGGCCAGCAGCAGCGGCTGGTAGCGCCCCGGGATCAGGGCGAGGACCAGGAAGCGGGCAACCTCTCGCTCGTCGGGCGCGATCCCCAGGGCCTCCACGATCCGGAGCACCATCTCCGGGGACGGGTGCCGCGTCCCGGCAAGCAGGCGGCTAATGTAGCTATGGTCCACACCGACCTGGAGGGCAAAGCGGAACTGGCTGATGCCGCGCCGGCGCAGCTCTGTGTCGAGGACCTCGCCGAAGGTGGTCATGCGGCATCTCCTAGCGGCAGGACGGCCTGCTGGAGCCGTCGCTCGATCATCGGTAGGTACTCGGGATTGAGCTCAATGCCGACCGCACGCCGTCCGAGGTGCTTGGAAACCTGTAACGTCGTGCCGCTGCCAGCGAACGGGTCGAGGACCACGTCGCCAGGACGGGAACCCGAGAGGATGCAGGGCTCGACCAATTTCGGCGGGAAAGTCGCAAAGTGGGCATCGGTAAACGGCTTCGGGGCAATCCGCCAAACGCTCGATTGCGCACCACCCATCATGGCCTTGATGGCGTCGAGCTTGTCGGCGGGCGCAAGGTCCGACGTGATGATGGCCAGACACTCCCGATCACGGTTGCCGGTCGCTTCGATGGTCCAGACATCTCGCCTGTTCCGGCGCTCGAGGCCGTCATACAGGTTGCCGCTCTTGGTGCGGTCCTGGTCGACGTCGCTGTCGCCGTACTTGCGGCCACCGAAGCGCGTGCCCTGTTGTGCCCGTCCGAGCTGGTGATCCGCCGTCTTGCCCGCGTCAAAGCGGCTCCCGCTGTGGCTCGCGGGCGCACCCCGCTCTCGCCCGTTGCGGTGGAACGATCCGTGTCCACCTGGTCCCGTATCCCAACCGTCCGGCATCTTGGATCGCTGGCGATCCCATGTCGCCATCTCGGCGATCGCCGCCGCGTCGAAGTAGTAGCGCGGCCCCTTGCTCAGCAGAAACAGGTACTCATGGCTCTTGGTGCAGCGATCCGTCACGCTCTCGGGCATCGGATTGGGCTTGGCCCAGATAATGTCTTGACGGAGAATCCAGCCGTCCGCTTGCAGCGCGAAAGCAACCCGCCACGGAATGCCGATCAGGTCTTTGTGTTTCAGGCCGACGGTAACAGGACGCGCCTGTCCACCTCCAGGATTTCCCGATCCCTCCCGGTTTCCACCTCCGCCAAGGTTCCGTCCCGCGTCGTTTCGACCGGTACTCCCCGCAGCGTAGCTGTCCCCGAGGTTGAGCCACAGCGTCCCGTTGTCAGCGAGCACTCGGCGCACCTCCCGGAACACGGACACCATCTCAGCCACGTAAGCATCGACCGTCGGCTCCAGACCGATCTGCCCATCGACGCCATAGTCTCGGAGCCCGTAGTACGGAGGCGACGTGACGACCGTCTGCACGGACGCATCCGGCAGTGTCGCCAGCACGTCCCGGCAATCGCCGAGCCAGACGACAACACCACCCTCGTCATAGGCAATCATGGCGCTGCCCTCCGCACTGCTTTGCCGACCGGCGGCGTGCGCTGGGCACGCTTCCGGGCCTTGGGGTCCCTGAGCTGCTGGATCGCCCGCTGGATGGCCGCCTGGGCCGCCTCACTGCCAACCGGGCAGGCCTCGGCAGCCGTCCCGCCGTCGCGAAGTCCGTAGACCAGCGTGGAGCGGATGGGGAGGTTGGTGGCTTGGGGGAGGGTCATCGGCCCGCCTCCCGCCGGATCGCGCCCGGCCGCAGGTTGACCTGCCCGCCGGTGTCCAGCCGGATCGTCAGCGTGGTCCCGGCCTTGCCCCGGTAGAGATCGGAGCGAACGATGACGACGCGGGTGCCGCTGGGGTAGCTCTTGCTCATGCGTCCCTCCGAATCCAGCGATAGCCCTGCCCGGTGACGATCTTGGACACCGTGCTCGGGGAGATGCCGTACCGCGTGGCGAGGGCCTTGCCGGTTGCCCCGGCCTTCCAGCGGGCGATCAACTCGGTCGCCTGCTCGTCGGTCAGGCTGCGCTTGGGATGGCGGCTGCCGCGCGGCACGACTGGCTTGACGGGTTCGGGCCGGTAGTAGAGCCCACGGCGCAGGTCGGCCAGCGTGGCGAGGTCGGGGTGGGGGCCGTCGAAGCCGGAGTGTCCGGCGGGGGTGAAGGTGGGGTGGCTGCTCACTGCTCGGCTCCTTGCTGGTCTGCGGGCGGCACGATCCCGGACCGCTCCAGGGCGGCGAGGATGGCGTCGATGCCGTGGATGTTTGTCGTCATGCTGCCATCCGTTCCAGGCGCGCTTGCGCCTCCGTTATGTCGTTCAGTTCGCTGCGGGTCAGGGTGCCCCGGTCATCGACCGTGAGGCCCTGCATGCGGTCGAGGTGCTCTTGGAGCCGCTCCAGCGCCGCCCGTCGCGGATCGGATCGCGGGGTGACATGCGCCGCCACGAACCTGGTGTAGGCCGCGCTGGGACGCGATCCCCGGTGCAGCTCCCCGACCTTGGCGGCGTCCTGCCAGGGGAGTAGCCCGGACTCCCAGTCCGCCGCCGCTTCGAGCACCAGATCGACCTCGTATCGCTCGCCTTCTGTCAGCTGGCGCCGCCCCTCTCCGGGCATCAGCGCCGTCAGTGCCTGCGTCACCATCTAGGCGATCTCCTTGACCGGGGCACCGCCCGGGAGCGCCATGCCCTGCTCGATTTCCCCCCGCTGGAATGTCGCGAGGTCACGCTGCCGGATCGCCCGGTAGGTCCAGAGGAACTGCTCGCGGACCTTGCTCACGTCGTCCGCCGTGCAGAGGATGTCCCAGCCAACCGAGGCCACCGCCTGCTCGATGAGCGGCGAGCTGAACGCCCGCGTCGGGGGCTCCAGGAAGCGCCCGCCGGTGAAGATGCGGGGCCGGTTGAAGCCGACGCGCTTGATCTCGCGCTGCACCTCCACCCACGCGGACTCGGCAATCTCGTTCTCCCCGAGCGCCGCCTTGCTCACGATCTCGCGCAGTTCGGCCGGCTTGGGGAAGAACTTCCCGGTGCGAATCCAGACCTTGACGGCGCGTTCGCCGTCGTGAAATGGCACGTCGTCGAGCGCCCACTCGTATGCCTGCACGGTGTCTGGGTTGAGCTCGGTCTTCGGCCACACGGACCGCAACACGCGCAGCAGCACCGCGATCTCTTGCGTATTCACGCCAACCGCTCCCCTCTCGCGATGCGTTCGAGATCGTCGTTACTCAGGCCGATGTCGCGTGGCGGCACCGCCCGGAGCGGCGTCCCTGCGACGGGGACCATCTCCGGCGGCGGAGGCGGCGTGTCGAGCCACTGCCGATCACGGAGCCACCGCTGGGCGTCCTTGACGTAGCCCCGCTGCCACCGGTCGCTCGCCTTCCACGCCGGAAGGGCCGCAACGATGGCGTGCTGGGTCTCCTCGTCCTTGGCGAGCCGCTGCCATTGCTCCCATGCCTGCTTTTTCGCGCCGTGACCGGAGGGATACGCTCGCCAGAACGTCTCGAACTCCGGCGAATACCCGCTCGGTTTCGGGGTCGCGCCCGCACGCGCTGGGGGTGTGGGGGTATCCCCCACGTCTGTATCTGTATCTGTATCTGTATCTTGTTCGCGAACTTCGCGCGAACTTCGCGTTTTGTTCGCGCGAACATTTTGCGAACGATTGCGTTGCATGCGCTCCTTCGCTGCATCTCTGTTCGCGCGAACTCTTTCCGCACTCTGGTTGAACTCCAGGTAGTCATGGACCTGGAAACCTCCCTCGACAGGAATCCAAAGCCCGGCCTGCACCAGTTCCTCAACCGGCCTCTTTGCCGATGCCACCTCAGCGTCAGCGGCGAGCACCTTGGGAGCGTTGGCCGGTATGAAGCCGTCGGTGAGGGCCGATCCGGAATAGCAGAGCCCGGCGAGGTAGAGCACTTTGGCATCCCTCCCAACCTGGAGCACCTTGGGGTTCCGGAAGAACCCATCATCGAGCTTGACCCAGCCCATTGCGTCCATCCTTCCGGCCTAGAACGGCACGTCGTCGAATGACTGCGGCGCGTCCTGATACCGGCGCTGGGAAGTCGCCTGATGCCCATTTCCTGCCTGGTCGCGAGGCGGTGCAATGAAGGTCACGTCGGAGGCGTTCACGTCCAGCGAGGTGCGACGGTTGCCCTGGTTGTCGGTGTACTCGCGGGCATCGACGCGACCGATCACCTCGACCGCCGCGCCCTTGGCGAGCAACCCCTGTTGCGCCAGCGAGTCGAGCCCTTCGGCCTGCTTACCCCACACCGTGATGCGCCACCAGGAGG